TGCTGGTACTGCTGCTGCGGGAATTGTCCGGGCTGCGCCACCTGCGCGGCCTGCGGGAAGGCCGCCTGCTGCTGCGGGGGCTGCTGACCGAATTGGGCTTGGATGTTTGCGAGAATGGGATTTTGCATTTGGATCGATCCTTGTGGTTTCGGACGTTACGCAGCGATCTGACTCGGCCACAAATTGAGCAGGTCCAGATCGCAATACAAGAGCTTCGGTTTTGCGTGCAGCGTGTCACGACTGAACGCGGTTGAAAGTGCCAGCGCGCTCTGCATGCTGGCCACGTGCTCGTCACAATTCGTGAACACGTACGCGCTGACCGTGTCCGAGTCTTGGCCACGGCGGTGCGTGCGCGCTAGCAGCTGCTCCCAATCGTCAGCGCCGGACATGGGCGCGGTGATCAGGTTGGTGTCCCACTTGAATTGGAGATCCAAGCCTTCGCGACCGGCTTGGATCGAGAGAATGATCGGGCCGCTGGCATCTTCCACGTAGTTGCCCTGCGCGTCGTGGGCCTCTTCCCGGAAGTAGGGCCGCCCGGTGACGTAGGACAGCGCCTCACCAAAATAGCGGTGCGCCACCCAGCAGATCCCGCGGTCGTTCTGCGCGAGCCAGTCTGCGCAGAGCTTCAAAGGCTCGCCCGAGATCCAAACGCATTCGGTCTCGTGCTTGTACTGGTCCTTGATTGCCTGCCACTCGGTCAGCTGCAGCGCGTCCGGGAAGGTTTGCGCGCAGTCCAGCTCGCTCTGCACGCGCCCTGCGTTGATCTGCTGCCGCACGTACTTGGCCCACGCGCGCCGAGCTTCGATCCACTCGGGCGGTGGGGTCTGCTTCCACTTGTAATAGAAACCGAGTGCCAGCTGCCGCGCGCAGGCCCACACCTGCGGGGCTTCGGCGAAGGCCCACCCGTCCGGACGTTCCCACGTGGCGCGCAGCTCGCGCAGGTGCGCTTCGATCGCCGGGCAGCGCTTCGGCAGCGTCATCGATTGCACGAGCAGGGACGCGCCCACCGCGTGCGGATCGTCCGTGGTCACCACCACCCCCTTGGTCTGGTGGAAACGGCGGCCCCATGCGCGGCGCGCGATCGTGTACGGATCGTGCTCCTGCCATTGGTTGCCGTCCTTGTCCGTGGTGATCATGTCTTCCGGCCCTGCCAGGGTCAGCAGCGCGCCCGGCATGGGCCTGCGGTCGCCGTTGCGATCTTCCTTTTCGTCCAGCACCGCCGCCCACGTCTTGCGTTCGTCCGCGCCGTTCGGCAGCGGGAAGCCACCAGCAAACCGCTGCGCCCACCGAAGCCGGGGCGCAAATTCGGTTACGCTAATTTTCCCGGGCGTGCCGGAAAGATCCACGTATTTGCATTCGGTGTGCGTGTTCATGTAGCCCGAGATCTGGATCGTGACTGCTGCTCGAGGGTTTTTGATTCGGTGCGCCTCGTCACAAATGATCGAATCGGGCCGGTACTCGTCCAGCAGCGTCTTGGCACTCACTCGGCCTAGCGCCTCGTACGTGGTGATCCTGATGAAATTGGGGATCGGCCAGTGCTCGGCCAGCTCCACCATTTTGCGGCGCATTTTCTTTTCGAGTGCCGCGCGCACCACCAGCAGGGGCCGCACCGATCCGAGCATGTACGGCGCGAGCAACGCCACCAGCGTCTTGCCACCGCCCACCGGCAGCGGCGCGAAAAGTCCGCCACACTCTGCGAGCTCCCAAAGCGCAATCGCTTGGGCGGGGTACAGCGGCCCCGGATAGGGGTTCGGCGTTTTCGCCAGTGCTCGCGTCATGTGATCGGCCAGGGCTTGCGCCTGATCTGGCTCCCACTGACGGCGCGGCACCGCACGAATGCGCCGCATTTCCAAGCTATCCGAAACCGCTGTAGCTCCCACGTCCCCGAGTCCCTTACTTCGATCGCGCCCGAGTCACGCGCCGGGCGTGGCGCGCCGCCTTGGCCTTTTCGCGCAGCTTCGGATTGGCCTGATAGAACGGACCAGCCGCCGCTGCCACGGCGATGCCTGCAGCCGCGCGAAGGCGGTTTAGGGTGTCTTCCCCATACCCATCGGGCGTGCGTTTTGCGAAGTACGGCAAGCGACGGAAGGCGCGGTTTTCACCCCACCGCCACGGGCCGCCGACCATGCGCGAAAACTGCGCGTCAAATTCGCGCCGCCCACGCCGTCCGAGCCGAGTGGCAAGAACGTGGAAGGGCTCGCGCACCTTGGTGCCGTCCTTGCCCGTGGCCGTCAACGTCACGCCGTTGCGGAAGCCATCGCCCACCGCAGCGGCCTGCGGCACTTCGCGCCGCTCGGACTCGGCCGGGGTCACCGGCAGATCGCTGCGGCTCAAGCGACCCCCAAAGCGCGCTTGCAGTACGCTTCGATCCACGTGGCAGCGCTGCTGACGCTGGTGGCCATCTTGCGCAGCTCGGCGTTGGTTTGGATCTGATCGATCCCCACGGCTTCGGCCATGGCGGCGGCTTTCTGCTGCAGCTCCACATACGCAGCGAGCAGCTGCAGCTCTGCGCCGCTCGAGGCTTCGGGCTCGTCCGTTTCGACTGCGCCGGCAGTGGCAGCGGCGGCTTTCTTGCCGCGCTTGGCCTTGGGCTTTTCTTCCTGGCCCACTGCCTGCACCGCGCCCTGCGGAAGCGACGGCAGCAACCCTGCGGCGGCTTCGGGCGGATTGAGGCCGGCAGCCTGCAGCGGCACCACGGGCGGCAGCACGGCGGCCTGCGGCATGCCGGGCAAACCTGCGGGGAGCGAAAGCCCCGGCGCGCCGGGCTGCGCCTGCATGCGTTGCGCGAGCTCTGCACTGACACCAGGGAGCGCGGGCAAACCTGCGGGCAGTGCCGTGGGCTGCGCCTGCGCGGGCAGCGCGGGCAAACCTGCAGCAACACCAGGCGGCGGTGCTACGGGGCCACCTTGCTGCTGGGTGCGTGCTGCGTTGATCCGGGCCAAGATATCGTTAGCGTTTTCCATGAGTGACTCCGATTTTTCGAATGCTGACAAATTGCAACGCGGGATAAATTTGCAACCGCGATACTTCCCGCATTGGCTCGCGTTTGGTGGCAGTTGCATGCCGGTGGTGATCCGGCCCTGCCGTACCGCGATCCGCACGTCACGGATTTCGCGGCTAATCTGCTTAAGCACTTGCACGGTGGGGGCGATGATCTCGCGCGTGACCGTGACCTGCCGTGCCATGCTCTTGTAAGGCTTATTGCGCCGATAGTAGATCCAACGCAGTGGGATCTCGGTCAGCTCGGGAAAGTGGGTGAAAGCCCAATGCGCATACAAGCAGCCCTGCGGATCCGTTGCGAGCTCTTCCGGCGACAACGCATAGGCGAAGTCCCCCACGAATTTGTGATCCGAAAGGCCCACCTGCAGAACGCCGCCCGGCCCTTGGCCTGCGAGCAGCAGATCGATCACCCCGTGCCAGTAGTAGCCTTCCCCTGGCTCGGGCTCCCACGGGGCCATTTCGTACTCCACCCACATGCCGGGCGAAAGTGGATCGGGCCAGTGGTGCAAACCTGCGATCGCAGCTTCGCCGTGCGGTGTGGTGAGATCGATCGGGATCCCCTTCCCTAGCCAATCCTCGATCGATTTGTGCCCGCGCCGTCCGAACGCGCGGATCTCGTCATCATCCTCTAGCCCATCGATCTTTTTCAGACCCCACGCGCGTTGGCAGATAAAGCTCGTGATCTGCGACTGCGAGATCTTGATCTTGCCGTCATCGGGCTTGCGTGCGCGCAGGTTCAGATCGCCGGCAAGCACGATCTGGCCGGGCGCTGGCGGGGTCCAAATGCCTGACGGCGCGGCCTGCTTCCAACCCGCAGGGGCAGGGGGAAGAGGGGGAAGTGCTCCCCACGGTTTCGGTGCAGGCCACGCCGTCAGCACGCGCAACACTTCGCACGCCGCGCCCACGGCCGTCAATAACTTTAGTTAAGATCGTGCTTGCACAATTCGCCGGGCGCGTGCGAGTGTCGGCCCGTGAAACTGAGTGCCCTGGACTGCAAAGCGCTGCAGCGCAAAGCCCTTTCAAGGGGCGCGCTAGCGTTGGCGGCCTGGCTCGAAAAGCAGGGACACGGATCCGCAGCTGCGCTCGCGCGCGATCTCGGCTGCTCGGGTGAAATGATCCATTTCCTGAAAACGGGCCGGAAGAAACCGGGGCGCGTGCTGGCGGCCAAGCTGCAGATCCGGCTTGGTCTCGATCCGCTTTCTTGGGACTGAACACGGGCACGCACCGATCCCGGTGCGATGGGGCAACGTTGGAAATTTCACTTTTTAATGACGAGTACGACAGCGCACCCAAGCCGCTGCAGATCGCAGGCTGGCCGGCGCTTTCCGCGATCGTGCGGCAGCACACCCCGCAGCGGGACAAATTCGGCATGCCGCTCTGGTCCCCGGCCATGCTGCGCGGGGGGAAGAAAGTCCACCACGTGGTCAGCGTCTGCGCGCTGGTCATCGACATTGACGGCGAAAAGCTGGCGGACGGCACCAAGCCGGGCGTGCCGCTGCAGCAGCTGATCGATTTCCTGGCAGGGCTGCGGTGCGCGTACGCGTTCGCCACCAGCTTTAGTTACTCGGGCGGTGACATGATCAAGGGCCGAGTGGTGATCCCGCTGGACAAGCCCTGCCCCGCAGCGCTCTGGAAAACGGTTTGGAATGCGGCAATGGTCCTGCTCGGCGCGAGCGCTGGCCTGACCGATACGCAGTGCAAGAACGCCAATCGAATGTATTTCCTGCCTGCGCACCAGCCGCACGTGCAGCCGATCGCCTTCGAGCAGCAAGGGCCGCCGCTGTCCCTGGACGCGCTGCTGCGGTACGCGCCGGAAGGTGCGCCGATCAAGGCCGCCGAAGCCGAGCCGGGCAAATTCACGGTCACGCAGGAAATGCTCGCAAAGCTCGGGCAGAAACTGTCCAAGGGCACCGGCGCGAAGATCGCGGCCGGCGAAGTGATCAAGCTCGTCTGCAAAGGTTTGCCTTTCGCACCGGACGGCAACCGCGACCAAACGATCTTTCTGACCTGCAGCCAAATCGCGTGGGCCTGGCCGGACGCTGATCCCGCTTCGATCGCCGGGCTCTTCCGCGCCTCGCTTTCGCAAATGCCCGGCGCGGACGGTTCCTATTTCAGTGAACAAGCGGTCTGCGAAAAGCTCGTGCGGCTGCAGCTCGAGGCCCGCAGCAAGCGCGGCCCGGTGAACCTGTCCGAGAATGCTCGGCGCATTTCCGAAGCCTACAGCGGCACGCGCGATCTTCCCTACACCGCGGAAGAGCTTGCACGCTGGACCGCCGAAAGCGGCACCCTTGCTAACAAGTGGCTACTGGTCCACGCCAGCGCGGGGATCTGGGTGTTTTTCGATGGGGACTACAGGGGCCCATTTGGCGCGGGCACCAAGGCCGCCGTGCGCACGTTCTTGGCCCCGGCGATCTCGGCCGGTGTGGAGCTGTCCCGGTATGATGACAAGACCGGCAAGCAGATCGAAAAAACGGTGGACGAGCTCTGCGCAGAGTACGGCCGGATCATCGAAGGCAACGTGCTGGATCTCTCGATCCGCCGCAGCTACTTGGACACCGAAACGCACACCCTAGTCAGCGCCTGCGCAGTGCCGCGCGTGACCGAAGGCGAGTACAGCGCAGATTTTGACGGGTACCTGCGCGCAGCATTCAACGGCAGCACGCTGGAAAGCGTCTTGGATTGGCTCGCCACCGTGACCGATCTGTCCGAGCCTGCGCCCGCGCTGATCCTCACTCACGAGCCCGGCAGCGGCAAGAACATGCTGGCGGAAGGCGTGGCCAGGCTTTGGACGGAAAACGGCTGCACCAAAATGGAATCGGTCTTGGGCAACTTCAATGAAGCCCTGATCGGCTGCCCGTTGATCCACGCAGAAGAGCGGATCCCAGCGAGCCCCAGCGGCCTGCCGCGCACGGAAGAATTTCGCGAGCTGATCACGAGCTTTTCACGGCCCTACAAGAAAAAGTTTCAAAGCGAGAGCACGATCCGCGGCGCGGTGCGCGTGGTGGCTTCGGCGAACAACCCGGAAAAGATTTTCAGCAAGAATGACGCGACAATGTTGGACGCGCGAGCGATCGGCGATCGCATGATCCACGCGCGCATGCTGCCGAACGCGCGAGCCTACCTGCAGGGACTGGGTGGCGATCGCGTCAAGCACATGGTGCAGAGCGACGCGATCGCACGGCACTGCCTGTACCTGCGGGCCACTCGTATCGTTAAACGTGGCGCGCGCCTCGTGATCAATTCGAACCCTGGTGACCTGCTGCGCGAGCTGTCCCTAGGCTCGGGCCCCAAGTGGCATGTGATCTTGTGGCTGTACGAATTTTGCCGCTTCCCCGATCAGCACTATGGCCGCGTGGACTTGAAAGGCGCGCCCGCTGCCACGTGGCAGCTGCTCGAGGCACCGCACGAAAACCACGCGCTGCTTGTGCCGGGCGGCGGCCCGCTGGTGGAGCGGTACCGGCTGCTGGTGAACGCGAACAAGCTGCAGCTGGCTTGGGCAGATTATCTTTCGCAGAACGTGCGGATCGATGCTGGCCACATTGATCAATTTCTGCGGCAATTCGCGCCGCACAAGCAGCGCCGGGAAATGCGGTTCAGTGCCGCAGGCCAGAGCTCGCGCGCCACGTCTTACATTGACGTGGGTGCTGACGTGCTCGCGCAGTGGTGCGAGACAACCGGGGAACCGCTCGATCCGGTGATCGAAGCCTTCCAACGCGGCCCGGCATTCGATGACTGGCGCGCAAACGGTGGCGGCCTTGGTGGCCTAGCCGGCGCGCCCAAGTTAGCACTGGTGAAATGATGAAACCGAACGCACCCCAAGACGTCCAGAAAATGATCCGCGAAGCCGGCAACGTGCCGCGGATCTACGTTGCAGGCCCGTACCGCAGCACCTATCCGTGGGAGCGCGAGCAAAACGCGCGCCGCGCCGAGCTGTATGGGTTCATGCTTGCGCAGTGCGGTGCGATGCCCGAGATCCCGCACGCAAACACCCGGCACTATTTCGAAGGCGTGCAGGATGACGAGTTTTGGCTGCGTGGTGCGATCCGCAAAATGATGGGGTGCGACGCAGTTGCAATGATGCCCGGATGGTCCAAGAGCTCGGGCGCTAGTTTGGAACGGCGCGTGGCTGCGGCACTCGAATTCCGGATCTTCGAACCGGTCTGCGAAAACATGCCAGCGTCCGACCAATGCGGGCTTGCCATGGATCGCATGCGCTTCGGCGAGATCGGGCGGTGGATCCACAACTACCGCAAGACGTGGGCCGAGTACGCGGGGCCCTTGGAAGACAGCTGCCGCCACCTGGTGGAGCCGTGAGCTACTTCCCGCCCGAAGTGCTGGCGAACGTTCTGCGCCGCCGTGGTGAGGCTTTCCGGGCTCGGGCGGCCAAGTGGTTTCGTGCTCGAGGCCGGCCGGGGCTCGTGAAAACCAGCCCACCACGCGAGCACCACGCCCGCGCGGTGGGCTGACGATCCATTCCACACCCAGCAACGGCGCGAGCGCCAAAAACGAAAGCCCCCGAGCACCATGCGCGGGGGCTTTCGCCTCGTTTTTCGGACGGCTGCCCGAGCTTTGGGCGCGAGCAACCTGCGAGGGTTTTACCTGACCTGCTCGCGCAAGTGCAAGCCCGGGGGCAGGCAGTTGGGAGCTCGGACCCCGGCAAGGGCCATGAATTCGGCCGCGGCCTTGGTGAACTGCGGGGGGTGGTCCGAAGCCCACACGCACGAGGGGCAGATCCATTCCAGCGCGTTCGGCGTGGGTGCCCCGTCCCGGCGCAGGATTGGCTCGCAGAACGCCGATCGCGGAAGAGGGGCCCGCCTGGTGCGCCACCCGAGCGCGCGCAGCCGTTCGGCGTGGTGGCCAGCGTCGTGGGCCTTGTCCTGCCACCCACCAGGGCAGCACGCGCAGGCCACGTCAAACACTTCCGGCACCAGTGCGCCGGGGTCGGCCGGCATGATCCGCGTGCCGCGCGTGCCGGGCTGGTACAGGAAGAGCTGCCGGCGATACCCGAAAAAGCCGGGCTGGCCCCGGCGGTCTGCGTTGAATTGATCGATCAGTCCCATGTGGTGCTCCTGCAAAAAGCAAAGGGCCAGCACTTCGGTGGAAGCACTGGCCCAATCTACCGGTGCGCCCGGTCACGCCGATCCTTAGACCGGGTTGGCGGCCAAGAGCTGCTTGGCGTACGTCTGCAGCAGCTTGCCGGGCGTGGTCTCGTGCTTGATCGCAAGGATCTTGATCGCCTTGGCCTCGTCCTTGGTCAGCTCCACCACCACGATCGGGCCGCGGTCGCGGGCGCGCTTCGACGCTTCGGCCACCACGGTGCCGCTGGCAGGGACCACGTGGCCGGCTTCGGCCGCGGCCACACCCTCGTGCTCGATCTCGGTATCGCCGGCAGCGGGGGCAACGGCGGCAGCGGCAGGCTTCTTATTTCCGTTCTTGGAAGACATGAGTACAGCTCCTAACTTTGGGATCTTGAGCGCGGCAGTCTTGGCCAGGGGGCGGACGATCCGCGCGTTTGAGTGACGAGACATAGCAGCAACCTTTCCGCGCCGGCAAGTGCAAGCGCGCTTGCAGTGCAGAACGGCAGCCACGGGATTTAGCTATAGGGGGATCCGAGCGCTTGCGCGTAAAGCCGCGTTTTTTGCGCCAGCTCTTTCATGCGCACCACCGTGGCCCCGTACGCGCAGGTGGCCTGCAGCTCGCTGATCAGATCGATGACGGATCGCATGTAGAAATCCAAATCGGGATCGCGGAAGCGGATCGCGTTTTTCAGCAGCTTGAAATACGCGGCCAGGGTCACGTACCTGCGATCCCAATCCTGCGCACCAGAGCGGCGGCGGTGCCGCTCGGACAGCGCCACGGCTTGCCGGTCTGCGGCGTCCAAACCGTGCTCGAGGCCGAACGGGTGGGCGAAGGCCGTGGCGATCGTATCGCAGATCACCACGTCCAGCGGGTGGAGCTCGGGCAGCTTGGCGGCGGCGGTCACTGCGCGCCCCCTGCGCCTTGGCGCGCTTGAACCTTGGCCAGCTCGGCCCGCAGCGCCCTGATCTCGCGCGCCTGGCGCTTCGAATGGTTCAGGGCCAGGGCAATGCCCTGCGCGTCGTGGGAATGGATCCGGGCCGGCTCTTCCAAGGCGAGATCGCCGGACGGCGGGGCAGGCTTGCTGCGGGGCAGGTCCAGCGTGCGGGGCATGCTCTGATACTGGATCGTGTACTCTTCCCCGGCCACGATCCCCGGTGGCAGGTTCAGCGTTGGCAGGCCGTCCCCGAAATCGATCACGAAACCCTTTCCAGGGGCCCACCGATCGCACGCACCGCAGTGCTTGCACCAGTCCGTCCCCGGCTCGATCTCGTGCATGCCGTGGCCGTTGTGGTTGTGCTTGCTTGAGCACCTGCGCAGGTTCAGCGGCACCGGGGGCGGCGCGCTGGTGGGGACCTGGTACGCCGGGGGCGGCAGTGGCGTGCCGTCCGGCATGCAGGGCGCGAGCGGCAGCCGCCCGCTGAGTTTTTCGGGGCCGATCGCCTCTTCCAAGGGGCTGCGCTTCGGCTCTTCCACCGTGGTCTTGCGCGCCTTGCTGATCACGTGGGCGGCTTCGGCTGCGGGCGGTTCGCCGCACTTGAACATGCGCGCCAGCACGTCCCGATCGAGCGGTTCGAAGCCTGCGTGCTCGTCAATGACGCGCCAGATCTCGATCGCAATGGGCCCGGCCTCGTGCTGGCGCGGCGCGGTGTCGTTCACCTGGCGCGCGGCCACGTAGCTCGGGCGGTTTTCGAAATCTTTTCTCGTAAGCATGGGGACTCCTGCGCGCTCGAGGCGCGCCGGTGCGTTGTTATCGTTTCATTATCTCGGCTCGAAGCTGATCGAGCACGTCGGCCGGGATCTCGTCCACGAACGCGGCCACGTCCGTGCGTACCTGCAGTGCGCAGGCTCGGGCAACTTCCCGGCGTTCGATCTCGGTATCGCACGCGGTGCAGTTGCAGGGATGGGTGACGGGGCGCGGCAGCAGGGCGCGGCAGCGGTCGCAGTGGGTGTACGTCTTGGGCATGGCTACTTGTACCATCCCCTGCGCCCGTAGCGCTTCGGCTCGTCCAAGCCCGAGATCGGCAGCCTGCGCCTGCTGTACTCGCGCAGCAGCTCGCGCATAGCCTCGTGCTGCTGGCACTTGGGTTCACGTGCGATCATCCGGATCGCATTGGTCAGGTGCTGATCGTCCATTTCGCGGATCGGCTTGGTGGTGCCGTTTGCGCTGCGCCAGAGCGGCACGCGCACCGCGGCCAGGCAAAGCGCCTGCAGCCACCCAAGAAAGTACACCAGCAGGTACAGCGCGCGATCCACGGGGCTGGTGGCGGCGGTGACGTATGGGATCATCACTGGCAGCCCCCCGCGTGCAGAGTCAGGGTCCAGTGATAGCCGCAGCCGGCCGGGACGTGAACCCAACGCACCACGGGGAAGCCGTGCAGGTTGGTGACCTTGCTCGTGCGCTCGGTCCCCACGTCGGGGTCACCGCACGCCGCGCCGGTCTCGAATTGGCAGCGATCCACCAAGACCGCGGACTGCTGAAAGTTGCCCTTGATCTCGGCGCAATACCCGTCCGGCAGCACGTACGGAAAGCGCGAGCCGTCGCACCCCAGCTCAAGGTCAGCCGCGGTGATCTCGTGCCCTGCGTCGCTGGCCGTGCTGCCTGGCGCGTCTGCGGGTTCGCCTTCGCGGAAGCCGTACGAGATCCGATCGTGCAGGATCGTGTCCCAATAGCGCTGCAGCTCCCCGATCGGCATTGCGCGCGGATACAGCAGCACGGCTTCGCAGTCGTTTTCGAAGTGGACCACGCAGGCAGGAGATCCGGACGGCGTGCAGCCTTCGCGGAAGTGCATGGGCCCGAGATCCCCCACCACGTTGGCACCCTCGTGCTGCACCGTGACCGTGGGGGCCACGCCGTACTTTTTGGCCAGGGCATCGATCACGTACGTCAAGCGCTCGATCTCGGTTGGGTCGAAAGTCTCGGGATCGATCACGAAATGGAGCTTTTCCAAATCGCTGCTGCACGCCTCGAGCGCGCCACCTGCGCCGCCCATGTCCACGGAAGTTAGCACCGCGGGCGCAGAGCTCGCGCCGGACTCGGGCGCTGCCGCGCCGCCACATGCCTGCAGGAAGCAGACGAGCAGCAGGCAGCCAAGGTGCAGCAGCGGCGCACGTTGCGCCACGTACAGGTCACGGCCTGCGTCCAGCCACCGCGCGCGGTGATCGTTGCCGTGGCGCTTGAGCGCCGGGCGGCCCCACTTTCGGCGCGGATCCAAGCGGTGCGAGGGCTGCGCCGCGCGTTTTTCTGCGAGCAGTGCCAGCCGGTGCTGCTCTTTCAATTCGGGCATTACTGCCGCACCCAGCGCCTGCAGGTCCGCTTGGATCTGCTCTTCCGTGGCGGTTTCCCATGGGTACCGTCCGCGGCCAGGCAGCGCGAGCTTTGGCGGGCAACCTTCCGCTGCGAGCGCTGCCGCAAGACGATCGCGGACTTCGCGCGCGAAGTGCTCGGACAAGAGCTCGGGCCTGCGGGGCTCCCAATCCACTAACACGCGGCCGGGCTCTTCCGTGTCTCGCAACACCGGACGCATGCCGTACTTGGCACCGATCGCGTGCAGCTCCCTGCTGACGGCGCTGGCCTTGTCTGCGATCAGGCTCGGGGCCTGCGCGGCGCGCCGAAGCTCTGCGCCAGTGTACGGCAGATCGAGTAGCCCCGGCAGCGACTTTGCGGCGCGCAGCTCGGCGGCCTCGGCCTTGGCCTTCCGCAGCTCTGCGGCTTGGTGCTCGCGCACGAGATCCCGCACGCGGTGTTCTGCGTCCCGCGCGGTGTAGCCCTTGCCGTCGCAGTTGCTGCACCCATCAGGTGCGCAGTCAGGCCACGGCTTCGGGCAAGGCACTTCGGTGTCTTGCTCCCTGCGCCAGTCACGCACGGCCTTGAAAGCGAGCGCGCACAAGAGCACGAGCCCGGCCAAGACGATCAACCCTACGATGCTTGCAGCGTTCATGTGTTCAACCCTCGTCCTTTTCGATCTTGCGGATCCGAAATTCGGTGCCGGCCTCGTACGGACCGTGCGGTGATTCCAAGCGCAGCACCGCAATGCGGGCCGCGTACTGCGTGACGAACGTGCTGGCCTGCTCGTCCGTGCCGAAGATCTCGCCACCGATGGCCGGCTCCCACTCGCGCGGGACGTGGTGGCCGACCGGCACGCGCATTTCCACGCGGTGACCGGGCGCGTTCGCGTCCGCAGGGCCGTGGGCCTTGCACTCGCAGCAGCGCGCGCCAGCGGCCAGCACGTGCGCGATCGGGAAGGCTTTGCCCTGCTCGTTACGCGGCACGTAGGCCAGGAAGCACTGCAGGCAGTACGTGGCTGCGCCCACTTCGACGCTGGCACGGAAGAGCTGCACGGCGGTTTCATGCGCGGGCGGGAAGAATTGATCGGGGTTCATGTGCGGGGGATCCTTTGGTGTCAGGCGATCCGGCAGATCTTGCCGTGCTTGGTGTGAAAGGCGAAGCGGCCACGCTTGACGCGCTGGCGAGCATTCTCCGGCAGGCTGGTGCCCCAATAGACCGGGCCAGAAAATCCGGCGCGGTCCAAGGCTTCGCGTGGGAAGCCGCCAAAGTTATCGGCGATCTTGAGCGCGTACGTGCGGCCATCGTGGGCGGCGGTGATTTCGAGCACGTCATTTGCCGGCTGCATTGTGATCCCCTTAGAACATGTGAACGGCGATCCCGTCAAGCCGGTTTAGTCCGTGATCCCGATTTAGTTTTAGGGACGGGATCGCGGAAGCACCCGCAGCGAGTCCAGATCCACCTTTCTGGGATCAAATTCGGGCTCGTCCAGGGTCGGGGGCAGTGGCATGCGCTCGCCACCTCGAGCCACGCGCACGCGTTCTTCCTGTCGGTCAAAGCGGCCGAATGCGGTGCGGTGGGCTTTGCGCTGGCAGCTGCGCCCGCAGTACAGCTGCCGGTTGTTCGTGGCCGTGTACGATTCCCCGCAGTGCGCGCAGACTCCCTGCACTGCGGTGCAGTCGTACTGCCGCTGACCCTTGGGCAGCTTGTACCCTTCCAAGCGCCAGCGCTCCACCCAGTACCAGCGGCGCGGTGCGTCGATTGGGAGCCTTGCATCATGTGGGGGCTCGTCTGCGAGCAGTAGGCTTGTGTGGGTGGGAGCTCGGCCGTTGACCGGGCTAATCGGCTCAGGCTCGAAGTGCCCACCCATGACGAACGTGATCACGGTGTGCTCTGCGCCTCGCCCGGTGTGCGTTTCCGTGGTCTCTAGCCACTCGGACACGGGCACGCCGTAGCTGTCCGCCAGGCTCAAGTACCGCAGCAGCCGGCCCCCTTCCGACCCCGACGGGACGCAGCGCCAGTACGGGCCGCCAGGTCCCCGAGCAAGCCACGGGCGGACCTGCTTGGCCCATTGGGGCATGTGACCAGGTCCGCCGTACTTGGGGTGCGGCTCCCCACGGGGCAAGAGTGCCGTGGCCACGGCTCGCCAATCGCCAGAGATCGAGGGGTCGGGGTACCAAAAACGGAAGTACATGGGGCCGAAAGCTAGTCCAAGTGCTTGGGGGCTTTCAAGAACGATCAGAGGGCCAAAAGCCATTTGTACCACTATGGGATCGATCCAAAATAGGGTTGGTTTCTTTACGCGTACTTTTCATTTCTTAGAGCGCTAAGTTTAGGGTCTAAGTGTGAATAGCAGGGGGCACAAGGCCAGTGGTATCAATGCCTTGGCCGATCTGGTGGCTTTTACGCGTTGGGGGCTTTTAGACTCTTCTCGCCCAAAATCAGAGCGCGAACGCGTGCGAAGGCCGCAGCCCGAAAAACTCGGACCCTGCCTGCGGCCCGGCATTGGACGTTAGAACGATGCAAAGGCCCATGCTTTTGGTACTTTCGGCCGTTCTAAAAGCCATCGCTTTAGTCATCGGACAAGCCTCGAGCGCGCTTCGATCTCGTCCTTGACGGATCCCCGAACAATCCACTAACGTGCCAAACCATGATCGATTCCACGTCACACAAGCCCGAAACCCCCACCCTGCCCGAGATCCCGTATAGCGCTATGCTGCGCCGCCGCTTGGACCGCACAAGCCGCCTGCGCGAACGCAACGCCGAGCTGCTGTCCTTGCCGTTCGTGGTCAAGTACCTGCGCGCCGAGCTGGTGCCCACGGACACGGCGGACCACGGCACGCGCTTGGACATGGTGACGCGCCTGGTCAAGCACGGGGCCACGGAAGGCGAGCAGCTGCGCGCACGGCGGTACCTGGTGGTGGCGGCCCGAGCCGTGGGGTACGTGCTCTGATGCCCACCAAGAACACGCAGTCCGGCTCGCCACGGTACGCGCGCCCTGGTGCGGAAGGGCCGGGCCGCCCGCGGATCTACGGCAAGCCCATGGCCAAGCGTACCGCAGGCCGAGCACTGCCGGACGCGCCGCTGCGTTACGTGATCGTGATTGGTCGCGGTGCGCAGACGATCCGGATCACGCTGGCCTACATTCCCGAAGCCGAACGCCACGGCCGCTATTACAAGTGGCAGATCGGGATCTCGGGCAAGGGCTGGATCGCGCGCGATCAGAGCGTTTGCAGCTCGCGCTGGGATAACGTACAAGGGGCAACTGCGTGGGCTGAACGGCAGCTCAAGCGAGCAGGGATCTCGGGGTGCTGATTGGTTCCCTTTTTTCTGGCATTGGTGGCCTCGAGCTCGGTTTGGAAGCGGCCGGGCTCGGCCACACTGCGTGGCAAATCGAGGCTGATCCATGGTGCCGCGCGCGCCTTCGATCGCGCTGGCCCCACGCGCGCCAGTACACGGACGTGCGAAACGTCACCGGGATCCATGACGCGCAGTGTGACCTGGACGAATGCTGCGAGTGCCCTGCCCTGCAGCCCTGCGAGCTCTTGTGCGGCGGCTTCCCCTGCCAGGATATCAGCGCAGGCAATGGCGCAGGGCTTGCTGGAAACCGCAGCGGCCTTTGGTTTCAATTTGCCCGGATTGCGCACGAGCTGTCCCCCCGGTGGATCGTCATCGAAAACGTGGCCAAGAACGCAGCCCGATGGGTTGACCCCGTGCGTGATCACTTGGGGCAGCTCGGCTATGAAAGCATACCTTTCCCGCTGCGAGGCGTTGACGTCGGATCCCCTCAAAGGCGCGCCCGGTTGTTCATTGTGGGCCACGCCTACGGTGACCGATTGCGAGCGTTCAGGGAGCATGCAAGCGCGCACAAGCTCGCATTCCACGGGGCGCACGCTGACGGACATGGCCTGCCGGGGACATGGCCACCCCTTGCCGGAGACACCGCTGCATGGGCCAACTATCGTGGACCTGAACCCGGAATTTACCGCGGCCCTAATGGGCTTCCCGCAGGGCTGGCTGCACGAGAATGGCGAGCCCGATCCAAAGCCCTAGGCAATGCGGTGATCCCATGGTGCGCGTACGTCATCGGCACCGTGATCAGGGAGCTTGACGCGCGGCAAGGGATCTACCACTGCGCTGCGTGATCGAGCTCGCGCGGACCTGCACTTGACATTTGCTCGGGCTTTGCCCCCGATCGCGGTGTGCGCCCCGATCTAGAGCACGTTGATTTCGAGCACGAGCCCGAAGCCGAGTCCTGCCCCGAGCCGGGATCGAGCGCCACGCCGTTGCGTCCGTGGGATCGTTTGCCCGGCGAAGGCGATCACCGGTGGGCTGCGTTCAAGCACTATCGCAACACCCCGCCCGAGCGGCGCAGCTACTGGACCACGGCCCGATCGCTGCAGCTCGATCCCACGCATGTGGAGCAATACGCGCGTTTGGATTTCTGGCACGAACGTGCAGCCGCGTACGATCTCGCAGTGGACCGAGCCGAGCAACGCGGCACGCTGGCGAACGCCGAAGCACGTGGCAGGGAGCTCGCAAACGCGCGCGGGTACCTGACCGAATTCGCGGTGGATAGCGCGCGCAAACTGCGGGATCAGGCCGGCAAGCTGCAGAGCTTCGGCAGCGGTGAACCTGCGCACCACGCGCGCGAAGGCCGCAGCCTTGGCATGCTCGTGCAGTCGCTGCAGCACGCCGAAAGCCAGGCCGCAGGGATCCCCACCGCACCGCCTGCCGTGGTCAAGATCGATTTCAGCGGCCTGACCGCCGAGCAAATGGAAGCCGTGCGCATTGCACGCGACGCATTGGGGAAAGTCACATGAACGAACGTCACGCGAACGACAACGGGATCAAGATGCTGCACCTATCGCAAGAGCAGGATCAGGCGGACGGCTTCGGCCCGTGGGATCTGCAAATGCGGATCGGGGACGGCTGGCTTTGGTTCGCTGCAGTGCTCGTGCTCGTGCGTGCGTGCATGTGGATCTGGCCGCACCTGTATTTGTGGTGGGTATCGCGTGGATGATCAGCTAGTTGCCAAACTGCTAACGGATCCCGGTGTCGGGATCGCGTTCGATCGCGATTATGTGGAGCGCTTCGGGCTTGCTGGGTTTCTGCGCCTGGCCTGGCACGAGATCGAACCCGCAGGACCACTCGCGTGGAATTGGCACCTAGACGAATTGTGCGAGCACACCGAAGCTCTGTACGATCGCCGGATCAAGCGACTGCTGATCAACGTCCCGCCTTCCACACTCAAGTCAGTGATCACCAGCGTGGCGGGATTCACGCACGCATGGATCAAGGATCCCAAGCTGCGGTTTACGTTCAGCAGCTATGACGCAGGACTGGTCCAGCGTGACGCGCGCAAATCGATCGAGGTAATGCGCACGGATTGGTTTCGTGCGCGCTGGCCCCACGTGGTGCTGCTCGGCGGAAATCCTGCCGTGGGCAATTTCTCAAACACCGCAGGGGGCTGGCGGTTCAGCGCGCCAATCAAGGGCAAAATGACGGGCCGCCACCCTGACATTCAGGTGGTGGACGATCCGATCAAGGCCGGCGATACGATTGGCGCGGCAAGCGTCACGGGCAAGATACTGCAGTACGTGATCGATTGGTGGCGCGGCACCATGGCCACGCGCGGACGCGATCCGAAAGAGCTGGCGCGCCTCGTGAGCATGCAGCGCCTGGCGGAAAACGATCTGTCCGGTTACCTCGAGTCAGGCGCGGAAGAGCTGTACGAGTGCCTGCGCCTGCCCATGCGCTTCGATGCAAGCAACCCTAGCCGGACTTCGATTGGTGGGGACCGGCGCAAGGTGGAAGGTGAACTGCTCTTCCCGCAGCGCTTCCCGGAAGAGATCGTCAAGGCGCTAGAAATTAAGCTCGGGATCTTCGCCGAAGCGCAGCTGCAGCAGCGCCCTGCGCGCCCGGAAGGCGAGACTTTCAAGCTTGCCACGTTCAGGTACTGGACCCCGGCCACGCTGCCCACCAGGTGGGATCAGCTGGTGTGGTCATGGGACTGCGCGTTCAAGGACAACCCCAGCAGCGACATGGTTGCAGGTCAGCTTTGGGGTAAGCGGGGATCCAATTACTACCTGCTAGCCGGCGTGCTCGATCGGTTGTCGTTTGCTGACACTACGCAGATCATCAAATCAAAGCGGGAAGATCTGCAATTCGGACGCGTTGACGGTGTGGTGATCGAGGATAAAGCGAACGGCCCGGCGATCGTTAACACGCTGGCAAACGTTGTTAGCGGGATCGTGGCAGTGTCCCCGGACGGCGGAAAGGAAGCGCGAGCCAATGCGTGCAGCTGGCTTTTTCGCGCGGGAAACGTGTTCTTTCCCCCTCGAGCTCCGCAGCCCACGACACTCGAAGGCGTGCCCGAACCCATGCCGCTGCCCGCGCCGGAATATTCTTGGGCCGCACCGCACGAGGCCGCGATCCTGAAATTCCCGCGCGGAAAGATTGATGATCCCGTGGATGCCATGACCCAAATGCTGCTATTTGGGGAGCAGGCCGGCTTCGATATTTGGCGCGCGGTGGAAGAGGCCGCAGGCCAGCGAAAGGCCGGATAGAAAGCCACAAGAGCAGTGCTCCACATTCCACCACTCGTGATCCCCAATGTTTTCCTGATCCCGCAAAGGACACCTGCACCAAACCCACCGCCGCCCAAATATTACCGCGCGCACCTTTCGCGCAGGGAACGTGACGCAATGAGATCGCGCAAAAACAAATGCAAGCTTTGCAGATCGGAAGAGCACGATCGGCGCAACTGCCCGCAGCGCGAAACGCGGCTAGCTGTCCCTACTTCGCGGATCTGCCCCGAGTGCTATAACCTGCCCGAGCGCAGGCCCACGAACGGCCAGCGCTGCCGTGGTTGTGGCGAGCAGTACGCGCGCGAGCAACTTAGCGCGGTGGATTTTCTTTCGCACCAGCAGCCCGAGATCCTGTAAGGCTGACGAGCCCCCGACCGAAAGCACCCCATGCAAAAGTCAGATCTTCCCGTGCCCTCGAGCGCTGCGCCTTCCGCTGAACTAGACACCAGCGCGCTGCCCGAGTCCGCTCAAGGTACATGGGGAGCGATCTCGCACGTGCTCAAGGTCGGGGGCACTATCGCCAAGGCGCTGCGCTCGGACGCAGGCGCATGGATCAACCCCACCACCGGCGAAGGCACGGACCGCGATCGGACGAGCTCTGCGCGCGCGTGGGGGCAGAGCATTCTGGACGTGCAGGAGCTGTCCAACCTGTACCACTTCGATGACATGGCGCGGAAGATTGTGGAGCGCCTTCCCGAAACTGCGCTGCGCCACGGTGTCCCGAGCGAAGTGGCCGGGGATTCGAAAACTACCGAGCTGCTGCGCGCCGAAAAGCAGCGCCTGAACGCGGACGCGGCGTTCTTGGAAGCGTGGATCTGGGACCGAAACTATGGCGGCGCGGTGATCGTCATGGGGATCAATGACGGCCAGGAAGCTGACAAGCCCGTCAACGAAAACGCGATCCGCTCGGTCGATTGGCTCAAGGTCATTGATCGCCGGTACGTGTGGCCGGACCAGTACGGGATCGATGGGGATCCAGAGCGCTATTTCATCGGCGATCGCAAGGTCAACAAATCGATCCTGGTCCACCGCTCGCGCCTGATCGTCTTCCCCGGCATGCGCTGCGAATTCGAGCTCCGCCAGGCTCGGCTTTCGTGGGGTCTTTCGATCCATGAAATCTGCATGCGCGCGCTGATCTCGTACAATGCGGGATTTGCAAGCACCGATCAGCTGCTGGCTTCCGGGCACCAGGGGGTTTTCAAGATCAAGGACTTCGCCAAGCAGCTGGCGTCCAAGAATTTCGATCTGATCGTGGGCCGCCTGAAAATGGTGGACCTGTACCGCTCGGTCATGCGCTCGGTTGTCATCGACGCCGAAAACGAAAGCTTCGAGTGGAAGACTGCGAGCATGGCCGACGTGCCGCAGACGTTGGACAAGTACGCGATCCGGATCTCGTCCGCTGCGGAAACACCGGTCACCATGCTTATGGGCCAAAGCCCGGCCGGCATGAATGCAACCGGCGAATCGGATTTCCGTTGGTTCTATGGCAGGTGCAACCACTGGCGGCGCAACTACGTGGCCCCGCGCGTGACGCAGCTGGATCACCTGATCCTTTGCGCGCACGGCAAGGGTGCGGCGGTGCCCACGTTTTGCATGCCGTCGCTCTGGGATCCCACGCCGTCCGAGCAGGCGGATCTAAACTACAAGACCGCGCAGACCGATCAGATCTACGGCCAGCAAATGGGCGCGATTTCGCCGGAAGAGCTGCTGCTGCTTCGCGCGAAGCCGGACGGCTCGGGCACCGCCCGCATTTACGAGCTGTCACCAGAGCAGCTAGAAGCGCGGCAGAAAGCCGTGGCCGAATTGCTGACCCCGGACAAGGACTCGGAAGGCACGGCCACGCTGCAGCTGACCCCGAGCGACTTGGCCACCGTGGTCAAGGTGTACCAGGCGCTGGCCAGCGTGAACCTGCCGCGCATGACGCTGCCGGACGGCTCGGACGATCCGGATAACGAGCTGACCGTGGCCGCGTACCGCGCCAAGCAGGAAGCGCAGCAGGCTTTGATCGGCGAAGCGGAAGGCACCAAGGCGGCGGAAGAAATCCACCCACCCGAGCCACCGCCCCCGGCGCTGGTCCCCGGCCAGGCACCGCCCGGCGCGCCGCTTGACCCGGAAGACGCGGCCGAGCCACCCGAGACACCGGGCGAAAAGCCTGACCCCGAAGATCAGGCCGAGCCGGAAGAGCCGGAAGCGTGACCAAGCGCGCGCCGTTCGTTTTCGGCCAGGTGCCTCGAGCGGACGCGCGCACGCGCGAACCCGCACGCGCCCCCGCGCGCGAAGTGCAAAAGGCCGCAGTCTTTCTGCCGGCGATCACGCCGCGCACCGCCACCACGCCGAGCTCCCAACCGCAGACGCTTGGCGAGCAAGTGTCCCGCCTGCGCCGAGCCACCAAGCTGCGCACCAAGATCCGCCGCTCGATCTCGCTGGCGCAAAAGCGCAACCTGGTGACGCGCCCACCGGACGGGCTGATCGCGTCCTATGGGAAGTGGATCGAAACCTTCCTGCGGTGGGTGGACGCCGAGCTGATCCAAGAGCTGCAGAGCTACGGGATCAGGCTGGACGCAGCAGACAAATTTAAAACCGGGGATCTGGTGCAGCCCGGGATCGATCAGGCGGTGTATGGGCCTTTTAAGTCCGAGATCAATCGCGCGGTGGGCAACGTCACGCTGCGCATGTTCGAAAAGCTCAAGCACCCCGAGTACCAGAAAGAGCTGCGCGAGATCGCCGAAAAGGTGACTGCGCATAATAAGCGTGGATTTGATCGCATGACGGAAACCGTCATCGGGATCAAGGTGCGCAGCGAACCGATCCTAGGTCACACCGTGGACGGCTTTATCACGCGCAATCTATCGCTGATCAAATCGCTGTCCGCGGATCACTTGCACAAGGCCGGCAACGTGATCAATGCGTCGCTCGGTACAGGCGAACGGGCCGAGTCACTTAGCCGCAAGATTCAGGAAGAAACCGGCGCAAGCGTTGCACGCGCTAACCTGATCGCTCGGGATCAGGTGCTGAAATTCAATTCGTCCGTGACCCAATCGCGGCAGAAAGCTGCCGGGATCTCGAAGTACGAATGGATCACCAGCGATGACGAACGCGTGCGCGAAAGCCATGCGGACATGCACGGCACGATCCACAAGTGGGACGATCCGCCGATCGTGGACGGCGAAGCAGTACACCCCGGCGAAGCGATCCAATGCCGGTGTGACGCATTCCCGATCCTTGACGAGCTGGCAGATTTCGACGCTGCAGCCCCCGCCGAGCAAGACCAAGAGCCCGAGCCGGAAGACGATTAGCCGCGGTTAATTGTGAATCGGGATCGCGGATAGCGCTTGATCTAGTACACCGCGCACGCGACTGATCGCGCGTGCGTATTCGCAAACCTACGTCAGCCGAGATCGAGGCCGTGCGCCGCGCGGACGCTGCTTGGAAAGCGAACCCCACTGCGACCTTTCGCACGGACAGCGCGGACGGCGCGCCGCGCGAGACCGAGCAACGCATGGATCTGGGGTCGTTCGGCGCGCTGGAAACCAGCCCGAGCGGCGGCCTGATCGTCCCGGCCTACCTGACTCGGGTGGGGATCTTCCTGTACCGCAACGCGGACGGAAGCACGCGGCGCGAGCTGCGCAGTGACTCGGAAGTGTTCAGCACCGAAGCGATCGCGAGCCTTCGCGGCGCGCCGTTGACCGAGCTCCACCCGGACGATCCCGTCACGCCGCAGAATTGGCAGACGCTTTCGATCGGCCACGTGGGCGATGACGTCAAGCGCGTGGACGGTTTCGTGGCCTCGCGCCTGTACGTGCAGGATGCTGCCGCGATCGGCAAGGTCACGCGCAAGGATCTGCGCGAGCTGTCCTGCGGGTACGAGTGTGCGCTGCAGCGTGCCGCTGGCACGTGGTGCGGCGAACCCTATGACGTGCTGCAGCGTCGCATTCGATACAACCACGTGGCCCTTGGCCCGAGCAATTGGGGCCGCGCCGGCAATGACGTGCGGATCCGCGTGGACTCTGCGGATCGCGTGTATTCATTCGGCGCGCTTGCGCCAGCAAACAAGGAAGAAACCAAAGTGAAAAAGATCACGATCAAGCGCGCTGACGGCTCGGAAATCACGTTCGACAAGGGATCGGACGAGCACATTCGGTACCACAAGGATCGCGCTGACTCGGCCGTGGCCGCAGCCGAGACCGCCACGGCCCGAGCCGACACTGCCGAAGCGAATGCGAAGGCGGAAAAGACGCGCGCGGACGCGGCCGAAGCGAAGCTGCAGGGCAGCTTGACGCTGGACCAGGTGGACGCCGCGGTGGACTCGCGCGTGGCCCTGCTCGAAAAGGCACGCAGCGTGATCGGTTCCGAATTCAAGGCGGACAGCACCGGCGCGGACGGCAAGACCGTGCGCAAGAGCGACCGCCAGATCCGGGAAGAGGTGATCGCCAAGGTGCGCCCCGAGCTCAAGTTGGACGGGAAGTCTGACGAGTACGTGGCCACCTGCTTCGATCTGCTCGGCTCGGCCCCGTCCACGTCCAACCTGCTCGGCTCGATCACCGGCGCGCTGCCCCGCGCTGACGGCGGCGCGCCCGCTGGCGGCGGTCAGGGAGCGCCCGAGCAGGACGCGGCCACCAAGCTGCGCACGGACTCGGCCGCGGCCGGCACGGGCAAGCTGGCGCTGTCCAAGGACTGATCGCCGGCCCCTCACCCCGAAACGCAACGCTGACCAAAGGAAAGATCCATGACCACTTCCGTTCAAAGCTCGTACTCGCAGAACATGTCCCGCGCCGTCCCCGGCATGCTGGCTGACGGCCCGCACCAGGGCTTCGATCCCGTTTCCCGTATCGCGGCTGCGGGGCTCGCGCCCGGCATTCTCGTGATCGAGGGGGCCACCAGCATGACCGCCGAAAGCCCGGACGCGTCCGGCGATATCGCGGCCACGGCGGTGGCTGGCGTGGTGCTCTGGAATCCCGGCAAGCAGCCGAGCCTGGCCGCGGGTGAAGTGCTGTACGACGCAGGCGAAGAGGTGCCCGTGCTTCGCCGTGGCCGCGTGTGGATGTACACGGAAACGGCCCTGTCCAAGAACGCGGTGCCGTTCGTGCGATACACGGCCAGCGGCGGAAACACGCTGCTTGGCGCGCTGCGCAATGACGCGGACACGGCCAAGGCTGCGGCGGCCACGGGCATGCTGCGAGTGATCGAAGCCTGCACCGGCGCGGGGCCCGTGCTGGTGGAAGTGACGATCGCCTAACCCACCGCGGGCGGCGCGCTCGAGGGTGCGCCGCCCGATCCTCGCCAGCTGTTACCAATCGACTCACACAAGGAACCGACAAATGAAAATGTTCGCTTCGATCCTCGCACTCATGGCCGCCACTGGCGAGACCGATACCCGATACCGTATGGACGCTGCGTCCACGGCCTTCCTGGAAAGGGAGCTCGTGCAGGTGCGGTCCAAGATCTTCGAAAAGAAGTACGCGGAAAACAAGGCGCTGACGTTCGTGCCGATCGCCACGGATATCGATCCGAACGTCGAAACGTTCACGCAAAAGGTCTACGATCAATTCGGCATGGCCAAGATCATTGCCGCAGGCGGTGGCCGTGACCTGCCCCGCGTGGACGTGAACGCGACCGAGATCACCGGCAAGGTGTACACGATCGGTGACAGCTTCGGCTGGTCCCTGATGGAGCTTCGCGCGGCCACGTTCGCCAAGGTGAACCTTTCCGATCGCAAGGCTTCGGCGGCGCGCCGCGCAATCGAAACCGCGATCGATCTGATGGTCGCTTTCGGCGGACTCGCTGCGGTAAATCAGCCGGCTTCCGTGCTGACCACCACGGGCATGCTGAACAACGCGAACGTTCCCACGTACACCTTCCTGTACGTGTGGGATGACGCGGCCACCACCAGCGATCAGATCTTGGCGGACCTGAACGGGTTTGCTGCGCAGATCTCGATCATCACCAAGCAGATTTTCAAGGCGGACACGCTGCTGCTGGCTCCCACGTGGTTCAACTACTTGAGCAACCGGCCTTACAGCACGCTGAACCCCAAGTCCGTGCTGCAGGTGTTCCTGGAAAATCAGCAATACATCCGGAATATCGATCAGTGGTACGCGCTCGAGGATGCTGGCTCGGGCGGCGCGCCGCGCTGCGTGGCCTACGCACGCAATTCGGAAGTGCTCGAAGCCGTGGTGCCCAACCGCTTCGAAATGCTGCCGGCGCAGGTTCACGGCCTGGAAACGGAAGTGCCCTGCATTGCCACCTGCGGCGGCGTCTGCGTGTACCACCCGCTGGCCATGCTGTACGGCGACCGCACGCACGATACCTGATCGAGCGCGCCCCGAGCGCACGCAGCAGGCAAGTGATCGGGGGCGCTTCGGCGCCCCTGCTTTTACAACCCCCACGAAAGAGACCGAAAATGGAGATCAAGAACAACCGCCCGCGCCGTCACTCGATCCGCGTCAGCAACGCCCGCACGTTGCACTTGGATCCGGCTGGCTCGCTGTCGGAACCGGTGGAAACGTTCAGCAAGCCCGTGCTGGCCGAGCTCTTCCGCCTGCATGGCTTGGGTGACGTGGTGATCACGTTCGAATCCAAGGCGGAAGAGACCGAAGCCGCCGAGATCTTGGGCAAGACCGAGCGCGCCCCGAGCCCGAGCCGCAAACGCGGCAGCAAGGCCAAGGACGGCGAAGGCTCGGACGAGCCGCAACCGCCCGCGGGCGGCGCGCAGGCAGGAGCCTGAACCGTGAGCACGTGGGCCTCTGACTCTGACCTGATCGATCGCTTCCCCGAATTCAAGCCGGCCCCGCAGGGCATTCGGCAGGGTTCGCTGGACGGGGCGCAGGCCGAGATCCGGGAATGTGTTTGGGGCCCACTGCTTCGGGAAGCGCACCTGTACCTGGCCGCGCACAAGCTGGCGCAGCACCCGCTTGCGCAGAATCTGCGGAAGGCTGACGGCTCGGATCTGTACTTGCCCGAGTATGAAAGGCTGCTGTCCCGAGTGAGTGAGGGGATCGCGGTGCTGCTCTGATGGCCAAACGTGGCGTCAAGATCAGCACCAAGGATCACGGCTTCAAAGCGCTGCGTGCGCGTATCGCCAAGGCTCAAAAACTGCAGGTCACCACTGGCGTGCATGGGGACGCTGGTGCAGCGCCCAAGACTGACGGCGATGGGGAAGTGCCGGAAGGCGCGCCCACCCTGGTGGAAGTGGCCACCTGGCTCGAATTCGGAACCGACACGATCCCAAGCCGCAGCTGGTTGCGCGCTTTCGTTGACGAGCACGAACAAGAGATCAAGCACATTCTGAAAAAGCACGGGGAAGCGCTGGTCAAAGGCGCGGATCCCGAGCAGCTGCTGCGCCGGCTCGGGGTGTACCTGGCCGGTGGAATGCGGAAGCGGATCGCGGAAGGCATCCCACCCGAAAACGCAGACAGCACGATCCGGCAAAAGGGATCTTCCAAACCCCTCATTGACTCTGGCCAATTCCGCACCGCGATTGACTCGAAAGTGGAGCCTAAGAAATGAGCTCGATCCCGTGGTCCGCAATCATGCCCGGCATTCGCGATCTGATCGCGCGGTGCGCGGCCGTGAGTGTGGCCGCGGATCCAATGTTCGAAGCTTTCTGGACCGAGCGCGCGCAGCCCTACCAAAGCCCGAGCGGGATCAAGATCGATCTGTCGCTCAACCGCGTGCGCGGCAAAGGGCAGGACGAACGCAGGCACGAGCAGGTCACGATCACCCCGACCACGGGCCCCGCGTTCAAGGCGCTCAAGTCTTGGAACGTGGGCAACCGCGTGCTGCGCTTCGAGCTGCGCTGCGAAACGTTCGATCACACGGACACGCTTTCGGCGTTCACGGTGTCCGACGAGATCCGCACGCGGCTGCGTCTGCCGTCATCGCTCGAGGCATTGACCGGGCTCGGGCTCGGGCTCGCGCGCGTGGGGGACTCGGCCGATTTCACGTACACCAGGGACGGCCGACGTGTTAGCGCTTCGGTGTCAGAGCTCGAATTTAACTGCGCCGCGAACGTGTACGAAATGCCCGATTCCTGGATCGAAACCGTCCTAGTCCGCGGCACTGTCGTGGGACCGAACGGCGCAACAATCACCCAAGCAGAAACCGCGATCGAGCAACCCGCAGATCTCGTCTAAGGAGCAAACAATGGCCACAACGTCCGACGTCATCACCCTGAACATTGAGATCAGCGCGTCATCCGTTTCGCAAACGGGTTTCGGCACGCCGCTGATTTACGCTTATCACGCGTACTGGCCCGAAGCGATCCGCGAATTCGCGGAAGTGGACGAGCTGGTGGATCTCGGCGTGGACGCCGCACACCCGATCATGGTCGCAGCGGTTGCGCTCAAGTCGCAGACGCCGAAGCCGGCCACGTTCAAGGTGGGCCTGCGCTCGCAGGGGTTCACCCACAAATTTACGATCCAAGTCAAGCGCGCGCTGCGCACCGGCACCGTGATCAGTGGCGTGCTCGGCGGCTTGCCGTGGACGTACACGGTACTGGTGACGGACACCACCGCCACGCTGATCGCCACGGGGATCAAGAACGCGATCGATGCGCTCGCCAATGCAGCGGCCACCAGCAGCACGGACACCGTGACCGTGACGGCTTCGGCCACCAATACGGTGTTGCAGCTGACGGGGATCGATCCCGTGGCAGCGTCCGCGCTTTCGATCACTGACACCACGGTGGTGACGGCGCAGACGCAGATCGCTGACTTCGCGGAGATCCGCAGCGTGGATGATGATTGGTATGGCGTGGTCACGGACCTGCAGGTCAAGGCGGACACCAACGCGATCCAAGCGTACCTGCAGACCATCGACAAGATCGGCGTTTTCCAAACGGCGGACGGCGGCTGCTTGGACGTGGCTGTCACCGATGACGTGATCAGCACCGCGAAAACCGCAGCATACGATCAATCGATCATTTGCTGGCACCATGAGATCGGCACGGGCCACGCGGCTGCCATGCTCGGAAAGGCGCTGCCGTACACCCCGGGCCAAATCACGTGGGCGCACAAGACGCTGGCCGGCACGAGCACGAGCAAGCTTTCCCCGGCAGAGATCAACGTGCTGATCTCGAAGCGCGGCAACTACTACACCACCAAGAGCGGCGGCGGCCACACCATGCAAGGGATCACCGGCCGCGGGATCTTTATCGATACCATGACCGTCAAGCACTGGCTGCAGGCGCGGATCGTGGAATCGGTGATCGGCACCTTCCGCCGTAATCTCAAGATCCCGTTTAGCAATGACGGGATCAACCTGATGATCAGCGCGGTGCATGCGCCACTGGATCGTCAGACCAAGATCGGCGGCTTGCTGACGGATCCCGCGCCGGTTGTCACGGCTCCCACCGTGCAGCAGATCTCGCCTGCGGATCGTGAGGCGCGCCGGCTGCCGGACGTTTCGTTCTTGGCCTACGACTCGGGTGCAATCCACGGGATCGTGATCCAAGGCAAAGTTTCCGTCACGCTGCCGGTGGCCGCGTAACCCTCGCAACCGAAACACTAACGGCAACGGCAGGAGATCCAAATCATGACCGATTCAGCATTGAAGCACTTCGCGGCGCACGAGCACTCGTTTTCCCTTGGCGGGGTCCCGATCGAGGGATGGGGGGAAGACAGCTCGATCGAGTGGACGCGCGGGGAAGCGATCTACACGCGCAAGAGCGGCCTGGACGCGCAGGGCACGCGCAGCATGCGGAAGCAGCCCTTTGGACAGTTCAAGCTGACCCTGATGCAAACCAGCGCCAGCAATGACTACCTGATGAGCCTGCACCTGCTGGACCAGGCCACGCCCGGTGGCGCTGGCGTGGTGCCGTTCTTGTTCAAGAACAACTTGGGCCGGACGCTGATCGTGGGCGCGGAAGCGTGGGTGATTGGCGAACCGGACGAGGCGATCGCCGGCGAAGCTGGGGAGCGCGAATGGTTGGTGGACGTGTACCAGCCCAAGGTTTTCTTGGGCGGTAGCTGATCCCGAGCTCTGCGCACGCGCGAGCGCGCCCCCGCCCCTGCACTTGCTCGGGCGCGCGGGCGCGCTGTAGTTTCTGCGGACCATGCCGCAACTTCCCAGCACCAAGACCGTGATCGATGGGGTGGAATACCAGCTGACCAAGCTGCCCACCGGACAAGCCCTGCCGGTGTTCAACCGGATCCGCACTTCGCTGCTGCCCGCTTTGCTCGAGGCCGCCAAGGCCAAGGAAGGCGACGATCGCGCAGGTGTTGCGGCACTCGAAAAGCTTTCCGATTCGGTGGACAGCGCCACGCTGGACGCGCTGATCACCGCCTTCCGAGCTTACTCGGCCTTCCGTGTGATCGAGCCCGGTGGTGAGCGCTGGCCGGGGCTGACGGATCAAGCCACGTACGATCACCATTTCAGCGACAAGGGTTTGCTGCACCTGATGAAATGGCTTCGCGCCTGTATCGAGTACAATTTCGCTGATTTTTTAGCGGCATTTCGCGATATGCGCGCGAAAAGCGCAGCGGGCAGCGCGGCAAATCCAAAGGCGTGAAATGGCCCGATGGGGTGGAATGGCTGCTGCACCGCGTGGCCACGGCAGGGGTTTACCAAGACTCGCTGGCCACCATTCGAAGCGAGTGGACGCTTGACGATCTGCTGGACGCGCACCGCGTGATCGATGCTTCGGAAGAGGCCACGCGGCGCGCGTACGCAGGCACCAGCAACGCGGGCGCGCGCGGGGAAACCGGGCTGCAAAAGGGCCGGACACCGCAGGCCCGCTAGTTGCACAACGCGCGGCGCGCGTGGGAATGTGGCCCCGTGCTGAAAGAGATCCTAGCATCGTTCGGCTTCGACATTGACGAGGCCGCGCTTTCGGGGGCGGACTCCCTGATCACCGCGATCACGGGGAACCTGAAAACCCTTGGTGCCGCGCTCGCAGGCGCGTTCGCCGTGGACATGCTGCAGGACTTCGCGCGCGAGATCGCCGGGGTGGGTGCTGCGATCGATGACACTAGCCGAGCTCTTGGGCTCGGGGTGGAAGAGTACCAAGAGCTAACCTATGCGGCCAAGCAGAGCGGCGTTGAAACGCAGGAGCTGAACAAGGCGATCCTTACGCTGCAGCGCAACCTTGGCGATCCCAAGGCGCGGCAAGAGATCGAGCGCATGGGTGTGGCGCTCGAGGAAAACGGCAAGGCGCGCAACACCGCTGACGTTTTCACTGACGTGGGCCTGGCGATCGCCAAGATCGAAGATCCCGCGAAGCGCAACGCGGAAGCAATGAAGTATTTTGGAAAGTCCGGCGCGAAGCTTTTCGCGTTGTTCCAAGATGGCAAGATCGGGATCGAGCAGCTGCGAAAAGAGCTGCACGAGATCGGCGGTGTCATGGACAAGGACACCGTAGCGCAGGCCGCTGCGGCGGATGACTCTTTCGATCGCTTCGAAGCGTCAATGATGGGTGTGAAGTATGCGATCGCTGCGCACATTCTGCCCGCGTTCACCGCGCTAAATATTTGGCTGTCCCGCGTGGCCGGCTGGTTTTCCAACCTGACCAAGCACACCAGCCTGGTGCAGACCGCGCTGGTGGCGCTCGGGGCCGTGGGCGCGGCCGGGCTTTGGAAGGTGGTGATTGCGCAGCGGCAGCTCTTGCTCGGCATGGCCAAGCAGCTGCTGATCTGGGGTCTGATCTTCCTGGTGGTGGAAGATCTTTTCACCTTCCTGCGTGGCGGTGACTCGGTATTTGGGCGGCTGCTGGACAAGTGGTTTGGTGCAGGCGCTGCGGACATCATCCGCAATTGGTGCAACGAAACGATCGATCAATTCAAAGTCTTTTGGGACATGACCGGGGGCGGCTTCGGCGCGCTCTGGGAAATCGTCAAGCAGGACTTTGCCGGGCTCGGGGACGCGATCGCGGAAGGGATCGCCTGGCTCGATCAGCAGTGCCAAGCGTTTTGGATCTCGATCGATAACGCGATCATTGGCGTGCTGAATGCGATCGCTGCGTTCGGCACCGGGGTGGCTAACACCGTGCTGGGTGTTTGGAATTCGCTGCTGACCACGATCCAGTCAGGTGTTGGCACGGTGGCTGCGCTGCTGTCCAAGATCCCCGGCACCGGGGACCTTGCCGGCAAGATTGCCAACGGACTCGAGGCGCTCAAGGTGGGGCCGCTGACCGCGCCGAAGATCGATAAGATCGGCGCGCCGCCGAGCACGGTCAACGCGCAGCAAACGAACAATTTCCAGATCAACGGGGCGCAGAGTCCGCAGGCCACGGCCGCGGCCGTGGTGAACGCCACGGGCACCCTGCAGGCAAACACCGCGCGCGCAGCACAGGCCGCGCTTAAACCAGTGGCAGGCACATGATCGCTCTGATGTACACGGACAAGGACGGGGCCGAAGCTTCGCTGCGCTTCGACGTCACGACCGAGATCAACCACCAAGACCAGGCCGAGATCACGCAGTTTCCGGTGGAATCGGGCGTGGACGTGGCCGATCACATTCGCACGCTGATCACGCCGATCGAGCTAACAGGTTATGTCACAAATACCCCGCTGCTTTCTGATCCCGGTGTTGCTCTTGCGTTCGGCGTGCAGGAAATGGACCTGCCGAAAGGTCCGAGCCAGCCGCAGACGCTATCAATCGGCGGCGCGCTGAACACGGCGATCCTAGGCGGTGACCGGATCCCCACCAGCGTGCAGGTGCTTACCTCGCAGGGGGACTTCGAAAAGCGCACGCTGAAAATGGACGAGCTCCTGCAGCAGCTTTTCAACGATCGAACCGAGATCAAGTTGGTGACCCCGCTGCGCACGCGCGAAGGGCTGCGCCTCACCAAGATCAGCGCGGTGGAAAACTACGACACCGATGGGGAAGGGCAGACTTGGGCGATCACGTTGTCCCCCCTGCGGCAGACCGAGATCGTGCGCGCGTCGTTCGCGCCAAAGCCAACCGAGCTGATCGGATCGGTCAAGAAAGCCGTGGGCAGCAAGGCCACGGCCAAGGACGAAAAGCCGAAGCAAGAGCAACTTAAGTCCGTGCTGCTCGGCATTGTGCAAGGGCAAGGCGGCTTGACTGGCGCGCTGCAGGGGGCGCTTGCGCCGCCCGTGCCGTGACTAACGAGGCACTAACATGGCCGACATTTACGCACTGCAAAACGAGCTCAATCAGGCCGAAGCAGGCACGCGCGCATTTCTCGCAGTGCCGAACGATCCGGACGCAGTTTATCAGACCTTCCGCGTGACGCTGGACGGCACGGATTACAGCTGCGCGCTGGACTACTCCACACGGGAAGAGTGCTTCCTGCTTTCGGTGTACGACGCGAACGATCAGCCGATCGCGCTCGATCTAAAATGCGTGGTGCTCAAGCCCATGCTGGTATACCTGCGCTCGAGGCCGGTACCGATCGGGGAATTCGTGGTGCAGGACTTGAGCGGCAACCCTGCAACGCCGAAGCTCGGGGAGCTCGGGCCCGGTCGCCGGTGTGAACTGACGTACTATTCCCAAGAGCCCGAGATCCTCTAACCTGCGCGAGCAATGGCCGACCCCACCAGCACGTACTTTCAAGCGCTGACCGCACCAGGCGGCACGGTGGCGCTTGGCTCGCGCATGGATCGGATCTACACGCTGCAGATCGATCAGTACAAGATCGAGGGGCTGCGCTGCAGGTTTGCGGTTGAAAAAAAGATCAAGCCCACGCCGAACGTCTGCAGCGTGGAAGTGTTCAACCTTTCGGAAGCCACGCGATCGGCCTTCGAAGATCTGCGCAAGAACGCGCTGCAGAAAAAACGCGGGATCCCCGTCAAGCTCGAGGCCGGCCACAAGTCGTGGGGCCAGTCGCAGATCTGGCTTGGCGATCTGCGCACGGTGGTGAGTGAGTACGAACGCACCGATTGGATCACCACGCTGACCAGCGGTGACGGGGAAAAAGCTTACCGCGAAAGCCACGCCGCGATCTCGGTCGGGCCAGGTGCGCCGATCGAGTCCGCGCTAGTGGCCATCGGCAAGACGCTGGGAATCAAGAACGCCAGCGCGGAAATGCTCAAGGCCGCGCAGCTCGTCAAGGCGAAGGGCAAAGCCCTAATGTTCGCGGGCGGTGTCTCGATCTCGGGGAGCTCGGCAGAGTGGCTGACGGACTTTTGCCGCAGCGCAGATCTCGAATGGTCAATCCAGGACGGGCAGCTGCAGATCACGGATCGCGGCAAGGCGATCGCGCAGCAGCCGCTAATCTTGACGGACAGCACGGGCCTGATCGAAAGCCCGAGCGTTGACCAGGCTGGCGTACTGAAATGCAAAATCATGATGACCCCGGACGTGCGCCCCGGGCGGTTGGTTGTGATCGATTCGAAGCGGATCAAAGGCAACTACAGGATCGAAACCGCCAAGTGGGAAGGCGATACGCACGGCAATGAGTGGGGGATCGATCTAGAAGCGAAGCGGTACTGATGGCCACGACACAAGAGCCAGATCTGCAGGAGCTGCTACAGGTTGCGGTAGCTAACGCGCTCGCGCGCGTGCATGTGTCACTGCCGGCCACCGTGGTCAGCTATGACGCGACCACGCAGACCGCGACCGTGCAGCCCATGGTCAAGCGCGTGGTGGACAAGGAAGATGGGGGCACCACCGCCTTGGACTTCGCGCCGATCCAAAACGTCAAGGTGCGGTTTCCTGCTGGCGGCGGCTGCTCGCTAACCTTTCCGCTCGAGGCCGGGGACGGCGTGGATCTCATTTTCTATGAAGCTTCCGTGAGTGAGTACAGGCTCACGGGGCAGAAGAGCGCGCCGGCAGATCTGACTCGGCTCGGGCTTTCGTACGCATGGTGCCAGCCTGGCGAATTGACGATCGCCAAAGTGCTCGGGCCGCAGGCGCTCGGGACCGGGCTTGTGCTGAACGGCCCCGAGATCCGGCTAGGCGGGATCCTTGCCAAGCTGGTGGCCATCGCCGAAAAGGTGGACGCGAATGTCAACGCGCTGCAGGGCGCCTTCGATACGCACATTCACACCACCACGGCCACGGTGGGCGCGTCCGCAGTGCCTGGCGTGATCTCCGCGCCCACGTCCCTGGTGGGCCCGCTTCCCTCGACAGCCGCCAGCAAGACGAAAGCAGAGTGATATGATCTTCCGGTACATCCCACCCAACGATCTGCAGCTCGTGACCCTGCCGAACGGCAAGACCGATCTGGCGCTGGTGCGCGGCGTGGAATACGTGCGCCAGTCGATTTGGAACGGCTTCAATTTCTGGCTAGGCGAATGGTTCTTGGACGCTTCGGAAGGCGTGCCGTACCGCCGGGACGTGCTGGTCAAGGATCCTGATCTAGTTGTCGTACGCACCCTTTTCGTGCGCATGATCCGGCAGACCGCGGGCGTGGTCACGCTGACCGGCTTTCGGCTCTTGTTCGATCGGGCAAACCGCACGCTTGGCGTGGTTTTTTCCTGCACCTGCGATGACGGCAACGCGCTGACCGTGGATTCCCGCTTGGACGCGCGTTGGGTTTTCTCACTAGATAAAGCGGCTTGATCCATGACAGCGCAATTTGGAGTCAACCCGGAAGGCTTCCGAGCGAAAACGCTGCGGGACATTATGTCCGATCTCGAAGTGGATCAGCGCAGCCGGATCGATCCGCAGCTGGACCTTTCGTCCAAGACGATCATGGGCCAGTGCAACGGGATCAACGCGCGGCAGGGCGCGCTGGTCTGGGAAGTTGCGCGCCTTTGCTACCACGCGATCGATCCCAACTACGCAGAAAATGACATGCTGGACAACGTCTGCGCGTTGACCGGCACCACGCGTGACGGGGAAAGTTATTCGTACGTCACGCAGACCGTGGTGGTGGAGCTCGGCTCGCAGCTGAACACCGGCGAAGCGTGGGTCAGCCGCAGCGATCGCCCGGACGTGCGGTTCACGCCCGATCAGGATTTCGAAGCCGAGACCGCGGGCAGCTTTGACGTGCTCTTCCGCTCGGAAACCACGGGCCCGGTGGAAGCGCCCGCAGGCACGCTGACCGTGGTGGCTTCGGCCGTCATCGGCTGGACGTCCACCACGAACGCGGAAGATGCAACGCCCGGCAGCCTGGTGGAAGACGATCCGCACCTGCGACTAAAGCGCGATCAAGAAGTTGCCGCGCCCGGCTCGGGGACTTTCGATGCCATGCGCGTGGACGTGGAAAACGCGCTCGAGGGGGCAGCCGGCGCGCCGAGCACGCTGGACGTGACGATCCTGGAAAACTCAACCCTGACCACGGACAGCAACGGCGTGCCAATGCTGTCATTCGAAACCGTGATCGATGATGACGGGCTGATCGCAAACAATACGATCGCACAAGCGATCTGGGATTCGAAGCCCACCAATTCGCACCCGGTTGGTGATCTGTCCGGCACCGCGCTGGATGACAACGGGGACGATCAGACGATCCCGTTTTCGCGCCCGAGCGCGCTCAATATTTATTTGACGTACGATCTGACCGTGGACGCTGACACATACGTGGGGGACGCGGCGTTCAAGGCCGCGATCGCAGCGCGCTGCGCTGACGAGTACGGCAGCGGCGAAGACGTGCTAGCCATGCGCGTGGGCGGCTTCGCACTTGACCAGGGTGGGGTCACAAATGCCAGGCTCAAGCTCGGCACGGCGGCTTCCCCCACGTTGTTTGATGACATTCCCGTGGCCGCTCGCCAGCGCGCACGGTTCGCGGACGTGCGGATCGTGGTGAACATTCTCTGACGGATCGAACCAATGCCCGCAGCAATTGCACTTACGACAACCGGCCAGATCGAGATCGTTTCTGCGTACAGCACGCGGCAGGAAGAGATCACGGCCTTCGACTCTGGCACCACGCCCGATCCATGGATCGTGATCGGCGGTTTCGTGGTTTCGCTGGACGTACCGTCCGCGAAGATCCAAGCCATCGGTCTCGTGACTGCTGCAGGGCTGATCCTGCGCGTGCGCGTTTTCGACGTGACCGCCCGCGCGCCGGTGGCCGGAATGCTGACGAGCATTTCAGGCACCGCCGAGATCCGAGCGGAAGGCACCGCGGGCGTGCTGCTTGCCGGGCATCAGTACCAATTCCAAGCGGCCTGCACCAAGGTGGGCGCGCCTGCGGAAGACGAATTCGCGATCCTGCGTAGCTGCCAGCTGGTGCCATAATGTCAAGCTATTTGATGCAAGGTGTGCGGGCTGGGGATCTGGTTTACTGGCCGAGCAATTCCCAAGACTTCGCCGCAGCGGACTGGCCCGGCAGCATGCCGCTGCCCACCGAAGTGGCGGTTTCATGGTCGCAGATCGGCATTGGCCCGGAAGGCCCGCCCGGCGACGCAGGCCCGCCCGGCGATCCCGGTCCTGCCGGCGACCCCGGCGCGCCGGGCGCGGACGGCCCCACGCCTTACGCGTGCATTTCGTGGAATACCCTTTCCAGCCACACGATCACGCAGACCGATTGGGCCCCGGCCACGTACTCGGAAGCGCCGTTGCTGGTGTACGCAGGGGCTACCGCGATCACGATCACGCTACCTAGTGACGCATCCCGAGCGACCGGGACGATCATTGGAGTCTGCGCGATCCCCAATGTGGCGCTGACGATCGCGCGCAATGGCGCGCTGATCAATGACGCAGCCGCGGATCTCACGATCACCGCGCAGTCCACCACATATCAGATCGTGTGGCTGCGTTACAACGGTGCGGGCTGGGCATACTTCGAAGCGCCGTACGCCACCGGGCTCTTGGACGGCGTGGTGCTCAAGGCCGGCACCGTGCCGGCCACCGCACTGGCCGCTGGCACGAGTGCCGGGCAGGTGAGGCTTTGGGACGCCACGTCCGCCGCTTGGGTGCTGACTGGCGCAATCGCCACGGTCAGCACGTCCACTTCCACGGTGGCCGCAGGCACGGGCCTGGTGCTCGTCACGTACACCAGCGGCACCTGCGCGCTGACGCTGTCAAATCTCAAGATCGGCGAAAGCATCCAGATCCAGAAAACTAACACTTCGAGCAACGGGATCACGGTGCAAGGCTCGGGCTCGGACACCGTGAACGGCGGCAGCGCAGGCGCGGCCATGACTCTGCCCGGCTCCACCACTGCGAGCTCCACCACCACCGCGGATCCCACGTACGTGGTGACGCGCACCGGGGCCACCACGCTGCGGGTATCCTAATGGTTGCTCGCAAGTATTCCGGCTATTCGGGCGCGTCCCGGCGCATGCTGCCGCTGTACGTGCCCGGCAGCACCGTGCTGCACGTGCTGGACGATCCCGCGGACATGGTCATGTCCGACATTGTCAGCCCGAGCACCACCACCACGGGGCCGATCATGATGCTGCAGGGCGCGCAGGGTCAGGTGCTGGATCTTAGGTTCAAGCCGAACGCTACCGGATATCCCGGCGATGGGGCCACGACTCTGCAAATGAGCACTGACGGGGGCGTCACTTACGGCACCGCGTTTGCCTACAATCCGAGCATGGATCTAGGCAACGGGCTGACGCTTAGCGCGCCGGACTATCTCAGCAATATTATCCTTAACCGGATCTATCGTACGCAGTTGGAATCTTGGGCGAACAAGATCGCCGGATCATATCCTCGGCTGGTGTCCAATGCGGGCCAAGGGCATCGCTGCTTGCCGATCGGCGCGGGGCTACTTGGCGTGACCGGCACGATCTGGGCTTTCCAAAGCGGAATGCAGATCGGCGGCGGGTTTCGAAACGCTTACTTTACGAGCTCTGCCAATCAGGCTTTTTCTGTTTTCGCAGTTGCAAAGCAAGGCGCAACCACAACCGGGCAGATCTTCCGGCTCGGCGGGACCACCACCAACTACCCGATCGAATTTAATTACGCGGCGTCCCGGCAACTGCGGATCGCGAAACGTTGCGCGAGCGATGCTGCTGCGATCACGTTGTCCAGCGCAGCCAACTTTCTACCGAGCACCGGGCACTGCTTTTTTGGCGTGACGTATGACGGCAGCGTGGCCACCTTTTACGCAGGGCAGGCGCTAGCCACCAGCACCCCGGCAGCGCTAACCAGCGCGGGCGGTGCTTATTCCACCACAGTCAATAGCTCGTCCGGCGATGGTATCGGATCGATCACCACTTTGGGCAGCCCTGAGATTTTTGACGCGCTTTGGGTGTCCCCGAGCGCGTACACGCTGACCGAGATCCAAGCCATGCGAGACTCCTGCGCCGCCCGCTGGGGAGCGGCAAACCTGGCCTAACAAGGGACTAACAAATGTCAGACGTCACCTATTCAACCGCAACGCTCGGGGGCTTCGCGGCCTCGCTTCCTGCAAGGCTTGCAGGTGGCAAGCTTCGAATGCGCGCAGGCGCCACCACGATCTGCGATGTAGCACTAGCTGCCACGGCGGCGGACGTTTCGGGCGTGGTGCTCACGCTGCGAGGCGTGGACGGCACCAACCCCATCGGCTCGGCTAACAAGCTGTCCGGTGACTCGGTCGCAGCAGGCACGATCGATAACTACCAATTTTTGACGGCTGCCGGCGCGGTCGTTTGGTCCAGCACCAACGTGGCGCAGCTCGGCCTGGACACGCTGGTGATCCCCGCAGCGGGCCGCACGATCGCCTTTGCCACGGGCACCCACACGGTCAGCAACGCACCCTGATCCATGACGATCGCAGTCCTTGCCGTTGCCGCGATCACCACCGATGGGGGTGGCGCGGTTACCGTCCCGGCCGGCACCACTGGCGTGGTGGTGACAGCCATGGGCTGGGGTGACGGTCGGGAAGCGGTGCCCGTTGCTTCGATGACGCTGGCCGGGCACTCGCTTGCGTTGGTGAACGAAACGCACCCAACGAATAGCGGGCAGCCAAATCTGTGCTGGGGATCGTACTTCGGGGCCGTTGCGGAAGGGGCCGCCACGCTTGCCGTGTCGTGGGGTTCGCCTTGGGACAACGGCCGCGGCCCGTTCTATTTCGTCGCCTTCCTGTCCGGCGCTGGCGCAGTGCGTGACACGGGCTTTTACGTGCCCGAGCCGTTTGGCGAAGGGCTGCCGGTGGCCGCCACCGTGGACAGCACCGCGCAGGATCTCGTGCTCGCTGCGCTGATCAATTGGACCACCACACCGGCGATCGCAGGTGCTACCGAGCTGTCAAACGCAACGCTGCCCGGCCGAAACGGACGGATCGCGCAAATGGACTCGCCCGGCGCGAGCGCCACCACTGCCACGGTGGCGTCCACGAATTACGCAGGGCTGCAGGTGATCTCGCTGATCGCGGCCGAGATCGGTGGCGCGCTCGCAGACGCAGGGCAGCCCGCTGGCGCGGACGCGTTTTCGGGATCGCTGCACGTGCTCGGCGCGGTGGTGGACGGCGGCGCGGTTGCAGGCGCAGACGCTTTCTCTGGCGTGCTGGTGGATGACACCATTTGGGGGCACGTGCTCGAGGCCGGCGCGGTCGCCGGCAGGGATGCGCTCGGGGACCGCCGCAGGGTGATCTACCCCCAAGCGCAGACTTCGCTTGAGCTGCAGCCCGTGGCAGTGTGTGAGCTGTCGGCCGAACCCACTGCGCAGGCGGTTTTCCAATGAGCTATTTCGAAATCACGGCACGCAATGATCGAGTGCTTCCCTTTGCCGTGCTGCGAAGTGGCGCACCCGAAGATCTCACGGGCGCGCAGCTTTGGTTTACCGCGATCGGCCGCGCCACCGGCACCGTGATTGCGCGAAGCACTTCGGACCTTGGGATCGAAGTGACGGACGCGATCGCCGGATTGGCTCGCGTGATCTTGGAACCGTCAGACACTGCGTCCGTAGCTGCCACGGAAGAATTTGACACCGAAGTGCAGCTGCAGACCGCCACCGGGCAGATCGAAACGATCGCGCGGGGCACGCTGAAAATCTGCAAGCGCCTGACCCCGTAACGCACTTGCGTTTTTACTTTCCGGCCGTGTAGCTTGGGCCCGTGAACGCTCGAGGCTTCGCCCTAACTTGCGCGCTCGCCTGCTCGGGGTGCTTCCCCGGTCCGCAGGACGCAGCCACGCCCCCGCCCGCGCGCGTGGCGTGCTACGACGCAGCCGAAGCCGTGGCAGAGCAGGCTTTCCGTTCGTGGTGCCTGGACCGCTCGCTTTCGTGGGGCGTCTGCCCGCAGTCGGAAGCGATCTTGACGTGGCTGCAGACCGCGCAGGAAAGCTGCAGGGGGATCCAGTGATCGAGTGGCTGCCGCTCTTGCGCAAGGCTCGCGCGCTCGCGCCCGCGGTGCAGCAGCTGATCGTGGCCTTGCTCGATCTCATTTTCACGGCCGAAGATCCCGAAGCAGCCGCGCGCGCCGCGCTGTACGAGCTCAAGCGCCGTCAGTCTTTCGTCAGCCGAATGCGAGCGAAGCAGTGACCGAGCAACCGAACGAACGCAACACCGGCGAAGTGCTGGACCTGATCGTGGCCCCGCGCCGCGCGCTGGTGATTGGCTTGTGCGAGGCCGCCACGAACGGCGCGCACGGTGTGACCGAGCAAAGCCCCGTGTACAGGGCCGTCACCGGTGGCCGCGATCCGGGGCCCTCGTACAGCTCGTGCGGCGATCTCGCCCACTGGCTTTGGTTCCGCCTTGGCGTGCGCACCCCGTGGATCAATTCGCACGAGCTTGCCCCGTTCAGGTACGGGCACAACATTTCGGACATGTGGCGCGGCCCGTACCGCACGCCGAGCACGCACCTGACGGGCGGCCCCGAGCTGCCGCTGCCCGGTGACGTGTGGGTGGTGTGGCAAAAGGCTGACGGCACGGACGCGCACGTGATCGTCTGCGCCGCGCTGACGGACCAGACCAAGACCGGCGCGGTGCTGCACTCGTACGAGTACGGGCAGGCGAGACTTTCGCCCGAGCTCTGGAAACCGGGCAGCGTCGAAGGCGTGGCGAAGTCCACGGGCCTCGTGCTGACGGAAGCGGGCCACTGGCAGTGGCCGAACGGAAGGCGGCTGCAGCGCGTGCTTCGGCTGTCTGACGTGCTCAACCGCGCGAACGTGCTTGACCTGCTCGAAGCCCCGGAAGGCGCAGCAGAGTGGCTAGCAGCCCAGAAAGGACCGGCCTCCCATGTCTGACCAGCACCAGCAGCAACCGTCCCCGGGCAAGGCCGCAATGGTGGGCATGTTCGAAGCGCTCGGAAAGCGTTTCGATGCGCTCGAGGATACGCAGAAAGAGATCAAGGATCTCTTGGAAGCGACCAAGGGACGCGACGAAACGACCGCCGCCGAGCTGCGCAAGCTGCAGGCCGCTGCTGGGGAGCAGGCCATGGCCATGGCCCGCTTGGAAGGCATGGTTGGAAACGCGGTGCTCGGCTTCGGCGAAGATCACAAGAAACTGCGCGGCCGAGTGGCAGAGCTCGAAAAGCGCACCCCGATCCACACACCAGTGCCGGCACCCACATGAACAACGCCAAGGACGAATACGATCGCGCGCTCGCGCGCCTGCGCGAAGCACCCGAGCCTGCGGACTTCGCCAATGACATGCCCACTTCGCCGGGCATTTACGTGCGCCCGCGAGACCAAGGCGAGCCCGAGTCAACGCCCGCGCCCGCGCCGGTGCGCTGGTTTTTCCGGATCCTGAACGGGATCCCGGTGGACCATGGGCAGCGCCTGATCGCGCTGCTGGCCTTGCTGGTGTTCTTGTACTTCGCGCTTCCCCGGCTTGCGCAGTACGGTGGGCACCTGCTCGGAAAGTGACCCATGGCCGTACCCACCCGGATCCAGCACGAACGGGAAGCGCTCGATCGCCTGATCTCGCAGTACCAAGACCGGCCGCGTATTGCTGCGTGGATCGGCTCGTATGCGCGCATGTGGCAAGGCGCGGAAGATGCGCTTTGGGATATCATCGCAAGCCGGCTGCTCGCGAGCGCAACCGGTGTCCACCTGAACTTGCTTGGTCAGCTGGTGGGGCAGCCGCGGCAGGGTCAGACCGATGACGTGTACCGCGTTTTCATTCGCGGGCGCATTGCAGTGAACCGCTCGAGGGGCCGCGGAAACAACGTGATCCGCGTGGCCAAGGCTTTGCTGGACGTGCAGGGTGGCGCGTTCTGCAAGTACCTATCCCGGCCCAATGGTTTCGTGCTCGAAGTCCACGACATTGCCGGATCGATCTACCAAACCGATACCACCGCACGCACCGCAATGGCGGCCATGATCTGCGCCGCGCGCAGCCTGACCACGCAGTGCGAAGTGATCTATTTCGATCCGGACGTGGAAACGTTTTTCACGTTCGCGACTAGTGACAGCGAAGTGACCAGCGCCGATCTTGGGTTCACCGCCTATGATGGATCAGGCGGTGGCGGTTTCGTCAATGAAGTGATCCACTGATAGGTGATCCATGACCACTCAGCCCGCAAATTATCCGGACTTCGCCACCAACGCGAATTACACCACCGGCCCGAACATTGGACAGCCGAACAAGGTGGCGCTGGACGTTGGGCTTTCGCAGGAAGGCTACCTGCCCAATCAGCGCCCGAGCCCCCTTAAATGGAATTGGTGGGGGAACCTGGTTGGGCAGTGGATCCGGTACCTGGCGCAGCGCCCTGAAACGTTCTTGGTCCGTGGCGGTACGTCCAACGTGACTGGCAGCTACACGGTGCCCGATTGGGCGCAGACCGTGGAAGTGGAATTGATCGCGGGCGGCGGCGGCGGCGGCGCTGGAAACGATATCGAAGGCGCTGGCGCGGGCGGCGGCGGCGGCAGCGGGCGGCGGTTCAAGCGCACGTATCAGGCGGACGATCTGCGCACTGCGTTCGGCTCGTCCGTTCTGTACCAGGTGGGCAAGGCCGGCGCGGGCGGCCTCGCTTCGGGCGCGAACGGCACCGCAGGCGGTGACACCTACTTTGGAAAGGCGCTCGCGCAAGGCGGCAGCGCCGGCACCGGTGGCGGCACCACCACGGGCGGCGCGGGCGGTGCGGGCGCGTGCGGCGGTGGCGGTGGCGCAGGCCCCACGCCAGGCGCTGCCGGTACGTCTGCCATCGGCGCAGTGGCTTCGGCGGGAAGCACCCATAGCGGCGGCTTCGGCGGTGACGGCAAGAACGTGGGGCACCCCGGTGGTGGCGGCGGCGGTAACTCGGAAAGCACCCCGGGCGGGGCCGAGTACGGCGAAAGCGGGCGGGGCTACTTGGCCGCTAACGATTGGGAATTTGACCGCGGCAACGGCGGCAATTCCGGCAGCGGCTATGACTCCACACCGGACGGTTACGGCGGCGGCGGCGCGGGCGGCCCGGCCGCGGATGACGCGTCCACGATCGGGCTGCCGGGCGTTGACGGCGGCCCGGGCTACCTGCTGATCACTGCGTACTGATGGCTAGCCGCGCTGCGTGACGATTGGGCGCAGCTCGAATACGAGGCCGGGGCACGTGGGCGGGACCGCGCCCTGCACCGCGGGCGTGACCGAGATCGCGGCCTTGATCTTGGTATCGTCCGGGCTGCAGAGCTCGCGCGGCACCGCCTGCGCGTCCGTGATCTTGTAGTCCCACACGTACCGCACGGACATGCCCGCGGGCAGCGCAGCAGCCGAAGCCGTGGCCGCCTGCGCGAGCGCGCTCGAGGCCGCCGCCTGATTGCCTTGTGCGTAGGACTGCGCTGCAAGCTCGTACTGCTGGCGCTGCGCCGCGGCCTGCTGCGCAGACCAATTCGCGACCTTTAATTTCAGCAGCTTTTCGATCCGTTCGTACCCGTCCTTGGGAGCTCGGAAGAGATCCCGCGCAGCCTTGAGCGCCTCGTTTAGCGGCTTGGTGATCGTCTTTTCCCGTTCGTCCAGCTGCTTAAAGCGTGCCTTGGCGTCTTTCACGAGCTGCCCGGCGAAGTCCGCGGTTTTTTGATCCACCACCTGCAGCGCTTCGACGTACGCCACGATCTGATCAACGTCTGCGCGCTCTTTCACCATTTCGGCCTGCGCCTGTACGATCTCGGTTTTCTGGGCCGTCACTCTAACCACCTTCCACCGCCACGCATAACGCGGCCTAGTTTGAACAAGTGCAGGCCCACTGCGTCCAGGCAGTGGTGCTGCTCGCTGGCGATCGCGGCGCGCTCTTCCAACGTCAGCGCCTTGATCGTGCGTTCGTTTGCGATCTCTTTTCTGACCGAGCCTTTGGACTCGGAAACGGTCACGTACTGCGCCGCATAGCCTAGCTCTTCCAAGAGCCCGAATAGCTCCCCAGCATTGGAAGCCATCTTGATCAGCTTTTTGACCGGGATCCCCGCGTTGTGGTCCGGGTACTCGATCCACGCGTTGACCTGGTGGGGTGCGTTGCTGCGCACCATGTTTTCGAGCAGCACGCGGGCGGGGTGCTTGCTGCCGCGCTTGAGCTTCGACAGCGGCGCGGTGGTGGCGAACGCGATCGCGGTACCCACCGCAACCGAGATCCCCACGTTGCCCCCGCTGTCGAAGGCAAGCGAGATCGCGTCCCCGGCAGTGACTAGGCGTGCCATACCTGCACGGGCCTGCCGTCCGTCGAAAATGCCTCGTGCTGCCGCCCGCAGTCGCAGAGCACGAGCCAGTGGCCCTTACCCTTGCGCGGCTGCGGCAGGCCCGTTCCAACGCGGCACCAGCGCCCCGTGCCGGTGGGGGCCCGGTCCACCACGATCACGGCGGTGCTTTCGGGCGGGGGCTTGATCTGCTCGCGCACCCACGCGCGCCAGCGGTCCCGAGCAAGGGGCCAATCAGGCGGGCTGAACCCGTACAGCAGGAAGGGGATCACCCCGGCACCTTGGAAGCGCGCAGGACTTCCGCGCGCTTGAGCAAGATCGCCACCTGCTCAAGCACATAGTCGCGCCCGTCCGCGGACAGCTCCTGCCCGCCCACGCTGCCGCGCTCGAGGCTTGTGGCCAGCTGCTTCGCACACAACGCCAGGACTTGCGCCTTTTCTTTCTTTTTCATGCTGCTTTCGGCAAGCCCCCGAGTGCTGCAGTGGGTAACCCTTGCTCCCAATTAGCCGGTGTGCCCCACGGCAGCACGATCCCGTGATCGTCCTCTATATGGGCCGCGTCCTTGGACCAGTAACGCATGATCACAAATTCGTCAACGGTGATCGGTACGTGCTGAACCAACCGGTTGCTGCTGATCCGCATTACTTCGAGCAGCCGCCTGCCCGCGGCGTTTGCGATCGCCAGATCTGCAGGCACTTCCAAAATGAATTCGTCATGCACGTAATTGACGATCCGGCACCCATACAGCGGGCTTTGATCCCCCATGGGGCCGAAGCCGTAACACTCGGCCACCAGGTCCCAAATGCTTTCCCCGGTGACGTCCGATCCGAGTCCTTGGAAGTATGTGTTACACGCTTCGGTATACGTTGCGCCGCCACGAATGCGATCCACGTATAGCTGCCGGATCGCGCCGCCAGCTTCCACGCGCTTGCCAATGATATCGAAGTACGTCCGGAATTCGGGCCACTTCGAAAGCCAGATCTGCTTGAGCTGCTTCGCCTGCTCGATCGTCAGCGTCACGCGGTACAGCTTGCGCGCGAAGATTACGAGCCGTTCAGCACCAAGGCCACCAGGGAAACCAAAGTTAGCCACCTTGGCGGTCTGGCGCGCGTTGTACGCTGCGAGATATTGCGGATCGTCCTTGCCGTGGGTTTTCTTCCGCTTGAGCCAGGCGCGGCACTCGTCATACGAGATCCCGAGAATGGTGGCGGCCAGATCGGTGTGCGCGTCCAACCCCTTGCAGATCGCTTCCGCCAGAGCGGACCAGCCCACCAGTGCCTTGGCGGCTTCCGCCATGGTGGACAGCTCGAGGCCGGAAAAGTCCGCCTGCAAGTACCAGTAACCTGCGCGGGGCACGAAACACTCGCGCACGCCTTCGAGCCTGCGCGGGTTTTGCACGTTGGGCTTGCTTGAGCTCGTGCGCCCGGTCTGCAGCAGCGAGTCAAATCGAGTGTGGATCGGCAGCCACTGCCCGCGGCGCAGTGCTTCCACGTCTTTCGAAAGCACCGTGCGGAAGCTCGTGATCTCGCTGTACGCTTCGAGCACCAGATCGCCGGTGGCTTCGCATGCGTCCTTGTCCAGCGCGATCCCCTCGTACTGCTTGAGCGCTTCGCCGGCCGAAAGCTTTTTATCTGCGGTCTTGGTGATGCGCACCGGCAGCTTTTGCTCGGCGCACTGCGCCACCATGCGATCCTTGGCCGCCTTGGTGTCTCGCGAGCCGTCCGAGCGCACCAAGCCGTATTCCTGCAGGAAGGCCGAAAGCTCGTCAAAATAGTGCTGCGCGTGGTGCTCGAGGCGATCGATCCCGTCCGGATCGGTGCGCAGTCCGTGGGCGCTGATCAGGTGCAGGCCGAACAATTTGCGGCACTGCGCAGCTTCATTCTGCAGCGATCCTGCGTAGTGATACGGCCCCTCGGACGTGCTGGCGTTGATCCGGTCCTGCTTGAGATGGCAGCCTAGCGTGGCTTCGGCATCGATCCGCGCATAGTCCACGGCTTCGCGCGGCCACTGCTCGATCGGCAGCCCGTCCAGCTCTGCGTACCGCAGCCGCCAAGTGTCCTTGTCTAGCTGCAGTTTCAAGTGACGGCGCGCGAGATCTTCGAGTCCGTAATTTAGCTTGACCCAAAAACCGTCATCGGCCTTGAACCCGCGCAGCCGCCCGCGCGAAATGTCCAAGAGCTTTTCGCGGATCATGGTGTCGTGGACGCGCCCTGCCTGCAGCAGTGACGCGACCAAGAGCAGCATGGGGCCGTGGCCCGGCGCAGCAGCTTCGCAGCGCTCGCGTTCGAAGTAGTCCGCAAACTGCGCGATCACCGCCAGGTCATACGCGGTGTTATGGCCGACCCAACGCACCCCCCACGTGGTCAGCAGTCGAAAGAACGCGCAGCCCGTCACTGCGTCCAGCACGCCGCTGGCAGGCATCCCGATCGCTGCGAGGCACCCCGACAGCACCGGATCCACGGTGGCGTACGAAAAGCACACCATGCGCGGCACGGGGTGCAGGTTGGTGATCAGGTGCGTTTCCGTATCGAAGCTGCAGAGCGGCCCGAGCTTCGGCACCTGCAGTCCGCGAATGCGCGGCGCGTCGTAGCCTTCGATCAGGGCACTCATTTGGCGAGCCTTGCCCTTGCCTTGTCCGTCACGGCGGCGCGGCGCGCGGCGTCCACGTCACGCGCTTCCTTGGCCACCAGGTACCGCTGCGCGCGTTCGGTGTCCCGGTCCGAAAGGATGCCCTGCAGCGCGCCACGTACGCGCGCCACGGCCTTGCCTGCTTCGGGGTGGGCCCACTCGGGATCGGTATCGAAGCCGATCGAATTTCGCCCGAGCAAGAGCGCAGCCACAACCGCAGTCCCGCTGCCCGTGGTCAGGTCCACGATCCATTCGCCGGGCTCGCTGAACCATTCCACCAGATCGAGCATTTGATCGAGCGGCTTTTCCGTGCCGTGCTTGCCTTCCCCTCGCAGGCACTTGTGGTACACGGCCGAGATCTCGCCCTCGTCAGGCACGCCGAAAAGCTGCCGGGAGCTCGGGATCGTTTCGTGCTCGAGGCTTACCAGGTTGCCGGGGCCGTGCCAGATCTTCGCGCCCTGCTTTTTGCCGTAGGCCACGATCACGCATTCGCTGCCCTGCGGCGGACGATCGCCAGACAGCTGCGGCATGCTCCACCTGCACCACGGGATCGCGCGAATGTACTGCGCGCCGGCTGCCGTGAGTGAGTGCCGCCACGTGTTCAGCCCTTCCCAATCGGTGTGGATCAGGGACCACGAATTAGCGTGCGCCACGTGCGCAGCAATGTGCCGGCGCAGCTGCGCGGACAGGTGCGCGAAGCCTAGATCGCGTTTCTTGGCAACGCCCCCGCGCATGGTGCTGGCGCTCTTGTGAACGTGCGGGCTGTAGGGCGCATCGCAGAACACGTGATCAAATTGCGCAGCGCCCACGGGCAGCGCGAGCGCGGACATTAGTTGGATCGAGGCTTCGGGCACGGGGGGCCTTTCGTTAGTGTTGCGTTAGTGGGCCAGCGTGCGGACTCGAACCGCGCGATCATCCCTGATCGCCACCATTCGCCGGCAAGCAACGGGGCCAACGCGTTGCAGCGCGCTGACCCCGTTGGACTGGTCACGTCATCGGGGTGAACGTGACCAGCGTGTACATGGCCTGCGTGCCGTCCTGGTTGCGGCGTTTCTTGGACTCGCGCCGCTCTGCACGGGCACCGGCGATCCGTCCGATCATGCTGATCTGGATCTGCGGGTTCGGCGGCGCGTTGCCGCTGTCGATTTTCAGGATCGGGGTGATATAGGGCTTGTACTGCGCAGCTTCGGGCGCACTGCCTTGGATGCCCAAGAAAGCCAGGCCAAACTGCTGCACGTTGCCCGCAAAGTTGTCATTGTGGGCGATCAGGTGGCTGGCGTACGAGCCGGGGGGAAGGCCCGGATCGTCCGAGTTTTCCACCCGGAATTCGGCGATCATGCCGCTGCCGCCTTCGCGGAAATTCTTGAATTCCACGCGCTCGAGGCGCAGCGCGTACAGGTGCCCCGCGTTCAAGCGCGGATAGCGGGTGCTAACCTGCGCGGACTCCACACCGGAAAGCATGGCATCGATGTTCACCGGCTGCGCTGCGAAGCCAGGCTGCTGACCGCCGAACGCAGGACCCTGGCCGGGCGCTGCGAAGCCGGGCTGCGCCTGACCGGGGAAGCCGCCAGGCTGCTGGCCGAAGCCCACCTGCGCGCCGAAGCCGGGCTGCTGTCCCATGCCGGGCATGCCCACGGGGATCTGCTGCTGCGGGGCAAACTGCTGCGGCTGCGCCGGGAAGCCGCCAGGTGCTTGCATGGGCTGCTGGACCTGCTGCTGCGGGAAGCCGCCAGGTGCTTGCATGGGCTGCTGCTGGTACTGCTGCTGCGGGAATTGTCCGGGCTGCGCCACCTGCGCGGCCTGCGGGAAGGCCGCCTGCTGCTGCGGGGGCTGCTGACCGAATTGGGCTTGGATGTTTGCGAGAATGGGATTTTGCA